TACCGGAATTAAAAGAGGGTAAGATATGAAATTTGCAGTTGATAGTAAAGTAATATGTAGTGCGCTAGATGATATTCAAGGAAAAGGAAAGTACGGGGTCTCTAACAGTAGTTTAGATGATTGCGTCTACCTAACTCTAGAAGGAAATAATCTAGAATTATGGAATGCTGATTCTACACTTTCGCTAACAATTGATTTGGAAGTGAACGGAGAAGAAGATGGGGACTTTGTAATGAATGCAAAGATACTAACTACTTTCTTGAAGAAGTTTAGCGGGGATGCTACTTTCATAGGAGAAGATACTCTTACGGTTTCTTGCAATAGTCAAGAAGTAGTCTTACCTAGAATCGTTGCACATTCTAATATGAATGCAATTACTAGAATTAGAGGAATGTTAGAACATGTTTCCTATGAAGAAGAACCTGAAACATTGTTTATGTTTGGTCCTTCTAAATTCGAATCGGCATTTACTATTCATTCTGAAGATTTCAAAAAAACTATGAGTCTATGTGAATTAATTAAGAGTGGAGTGTACCGATTAGATTGTACTGAAGAAGTAAAGATTAGTAGTCAAACTTCTGCTTCTAATAAGTACATGGAAACCATGACCGCTACAAATAAGATAGGGGAAGAGGCTACAGTAGAATGGTCGGGACCACTACACAAGTTCTTTGATGGAAAAATAAACTTCTATATTAAAGATGAATTCCCTTTACTTTTAGTAGGAACAGATAGAAAGTTAATCCGTGCGCCGCATGTGAGTTGAGTATAATGATAATATCCACATTTTGTGACAATAAAAATATCTATGTAAGTTGGAGAGAAAACGGAGAAAAGAAGGAAGAGATAAAACCTTTCAGACCGTATTTTTTTATAGACGATGAGGATAGAGAATTTAGATTCTATAACCCTACCAAATATACTAAGCGAGAGTTTGAATATGAAACTGGAGAATGGTATTCTCTAGAAGGAAGAAAACTAAAGAAAGTATATGTAGAAAACTCTACGGACATTCGAGATGCAAAGGAGAAGTTTTTGAAAACTTGGGAAGCAGATGTAAGATACCATCACAGATATGCTATTGATAATTTAACCGAGATACCCGAATACAAAATGCGTAAGTGGTATTGGGATATGGAATGGCAACAAGGCGGAGAATATCACGATTGTATTACTACTATTGTAATGTATGATAATTACGATGAGAAGTATTACCAATGGGTTTGGTTTCCTAATGATAAACCATTAGATACTGTATTTGATACAGGAGTTAGATATATTTTCAGTAATGAAAAAGAAATGCTGGAATCTTTCATTAATACTATGGTAGGCAAAAACCCTGATATGTTAATTGCATGGTTTGGTCTAAAGTTCGATTTACCTAAACTAATTGATAGGTGTTGTGCATTGGGAGTTAATCCTCTAAGATTGTCTCCCTATGCCTCTGTTTCAAATGTGTTTCCCACCAAGGAAGGACATAGATTCACAAAGGCAGAAGATGGATTTTCTCCTATCTCTCAACCTATAGGTGGAAGGATTTGTCTTAACTTAGATTTAGCCTTTGAGAGACAGTGGAATGATTCCCAAAGAGGAACCCTACCATCTCTTAGTCTAAACTATGTTTCCGAATATGTCTTAGGTAAAAATAAATTAGAATCAGAAAAGTTTCCCGACCCGAATGAATTCTATCGTAGAGCATGGTTAGAAGATACAGAAACTTATCTTAAATATGCCTTGATAGATGTAGAATTGATGGTAGAAATTGATGAATCAAACTATTGTAGTGAAGCAATGTTGGCTTTACAAAAACTACTAGTTGCGCCATTTGACGCTTGCTTCTATGCTAGCCATATGGGAGGCATTTACTTTATGAGAAATGCTACTTGGAAAGCACCAACGGGTTTCAGACCTAAGAATAAAGTCTGTAAGTCTTGCAATATAGTTAATGATAAAAAAGCAAAGGCTTGTAAAAATTGCAAGGAGAGTTTATCCTATCAAGGGGCTATGGTATATGACCCATTGAGTGAAAGCACAAACGGACTACACAAAGGAGTGGCGGCATTTGACTTTGCTGGCCTATATCCTTCGATGATATTGGCTAGGAATATTTCTTTTGAAACAATCAGCGATACCCCCACTGAATTGGGAGCGAATCTTGCTACGCCGAAGGACTTCAGCATATGCGATAAGAAGGACATGGTTTATTTTAAGACTGATAAGTTGGGATTATTGCCAACGGCGGTTTTAGAATTGAAAGAATTGCGTAATCAATATAAAGCAAGAATGAAAGAAGCCAAAAAGCAGAGAAATGATTCTGAATATGTTAAGTGGCATAATAACCAAATGGCAGTTAAAAGATTAATGGCTTCATTCTATGGCATCTTGGCTTTTGCAGGTTTTGGTTGGTCGAATGTAACTTTGGCTGAAAGCATTACTGCAAGCGCAAGAGAAGCAATTAGAAGTGCGGCTTTCAAAGCAAAGGAGATGGAAGTATGAAGTGTAGATTATGTTTAAGAAAAGTAGAAGCACTACACCCAATACAGAACGCTTGTTCTGAATGTGTTAGAAAAATTAAAAACGAAAACAAAAAGAAAAGGAGGGTTAGACATTAATTCATTTCTTAAAAAAAGAATAGAGAAAGAAATCTATTTAATTCATCAGCCATTTAGTGCTAAAGATATGAGAATTAGAATAGTCGAACACTACGGTACGAAGTATTCGGGAAGCACAATTACTATTGGTAACATGCTCGCTAGAATGAATAATGTAGAACCTGCTGGAAAAGGATTGTGGAGGGTTATAGATGGAGATTAATTGGAATACTTATTCTGAACTAGCAACTTGGGCCACGACTACTAAAGAAGGAATGGCAGTTATCGCCTTAGTAATATACTTTGCTTGTTTTTTTATACCAGCAGTACAGGTATCATTCTTTGATTCTGAAGGGGAAAAAACTGGCCTACTTACTAACATTATAGTTTTCATAGCGACCTTCGTATTATTGCCGCCAGTATTACTATTATCATTGGTGCTTGATTTCTTGGGCTTCCTAAGCGTAGAGGTGGAGTGGGAGTATGAAAACTAAATATGTAACAGTTAAAGTATCGTATGATACAGAAGAAACTTGGGAAGTTTCTCTAGAAGAAATTAGCGAGATAATTTCTATGATGACCAACCTAAGACGCAAGGCTGAGATAGTAGGAATAGAATCGGAGTTGAAAACATGATGATGGATAAAACCAATGAACTCCTAGAAGAATTGCTGGCTATGATAGCAAAGAGTAATAAAATATTGATGATGGTAAATATCGTAAACATAGCAACCATCCTAACAATAGTAACGGTGATATTATGAGTATGGAAGAAGAAATTATTAATCTAAAGAATAGAATCAAGGGACTAGAAAAAGACCTCGACTATCAGATTGAACAGAATCACAACAATACAAAAATGTATAATGCTATTAGAGAAATGCAAGATGAACTTTCCAAGAAAGGGTTTTGGTTTATTAATCGGTTGTGATATCATGAAAGAAAATAAACTCTACTGGAAAAGAAATAGAATCTGTACTAGAATAATCAGGGCGTTTTCTGAAAGCGAGAAAAAATCTTTGACAACAAAAGAAATCTTCCATTTGATGTTAGACCAAACAAATAGACACGGTGCTAAATACATTAGTAACTTCACTATGCAGAAGGTTTCTCAAATACTAAATAAATATCCTTTTTTCGAAAAGGTAGGTATGCAATATGTTAAGAGCGCAGGTAATAATGGAATGCAAGTATGCGTATGGAAAGTATCAAAATTAGGTGAGGAAAAATGAAACAAGAAAGATTGTTATTAGATTGGCTTAGTCAATATATAGACGATGTTACTACTATCCAAGTGGAGGAGGATGTAATCCATCTATTTGTTAATGGAAAAAGAACAGGAATAATTACGCATCAAAAAATAGGTGTTTGGAAATGAAAGTAGTTTATGGGCATACAGATTCTATCTATGTAGAAATAGGTAGCATAGAAAGCGCAAAAAAGGCCGTAATAGAAATCAATAACCATGTTAGAGAATCGTTTCCTAATGTTTTGGGGCTAAGTGAGCATCCTGTAGTTCTAGAATTCGAAAAATATTATTCTAGGCTAGGAGTGGGGGCCACTAAGAATAGAAATGCTGGTCTAATCTCTTGGAAAGACGGCTATGAGTTAGAAAAACCAGAATTTACTATGACTGGTTTTACTGCGAAGAGAATTTCCGAAACTCCTCTAGCAAAGGGCGTTCAAATGAAGGTTTTGGAAATGTGGCTTAACGATAATACCTTCAAGGAGATTAATTCGTGGCTAAATGCAAAATACGCTTCAATAATAAATGGCGATTTTGATAAAGTGGATATAATTAAGCGAAGTCGTCTTAAAGAGGAGAGATTTTCTGTAAAATGTCCCTCTTGTAATAAAAAATACAAGGTAGAAGAATGTTATTCTATAGATTGGTGCGAGAAATGCGGGGAACAGAAGAAAAACTTCACTACCTTGCAAAATAAGAAGCCTAGTTTTGGAGAAGGTGTAGGAGGAATCCTATATGGAAGAGAAAGATTGAATATGGAATACGATGACTCATATCTATTTATGAAAATAAAGCCAAATGACACCTTCACTCACCCCTTAACAGGGGAATTAAAGTCTGCCGAGTACTATTCGGCAACTACCCTTAATGATTTCAAGAATATTGAACCGGACTTGACTTATTATGGGAATGTAATAATAAAAAAAGCAGAGCCTATCTATCGGGCTATGGGTTGGAATACAGATTCAATCCGAACAGGTAGAATGCAAACAAGTTTTGATGATTGGTGGTAATATGAAAGAGTTAGAAGAAATAATATATGATATAGATATGAAAATTTATGAGTTACAGGCAAGTGAGAATACTCCTATAATAATTTTAGAAGATTTAAGGCAAGCAAGAAAATATTTAGGTAAAGCCTATAATATATTAAATGAAGGTGGTGATTATTAATGACATATGAAGAAGAGATAAAAAATATGGATGAATATACTTATCAGTGGAATGCTGATAATTACGATAAAGAAGATGAACCTATTTTGAAGATTACGAAATCTTCTCTAGGTTCTCATGTATGGTGTCCCAAAAAGTATGAGTTTGGATATATCCAAAGACTTCCGCAAGACCAAAGTGAAGCAATGCGTAAGGGTACTTATATGCACAATGCGAGAGAAGATTTCTTCAATGATTTCGATATTGCTAAGGCTAAGGATATGTCACATGATGAACTATTAGATTATTGTACGAGTCTATTTCCAGTAGATGAATACTTTGACGAATATCTAACTATTGCGGCGTTTGAAGCAAATAGGTTTTCTCAATCTAAAATGGAGGAAAAAGTACATGAGTTCTTACCTCCCTGTAATGAAGGTAAGTTTGATTGTGAGATAGTTATAGCGGCAGATACGGACCCTAAGTTTCCTCTTAGGAGAGACTACAAGGTACACCTTCAAGGAATTATAGATAGAGTGTTTCAAGAAGGAAATGGGTATATCCCTATGGAGTTTAAGACAGGCCCTTGGAAAGACTACAAGACATCTTCGATGAGAAAAGAAATGGCTTTCTATAAACTTATGATAGATAACTGTAGTACAGAAGTTCTAAGACAAGCGGGATTAGAACCTAATGTCCCTGTTACCCATTGGTCTTGGTATTATCCAATATCAAATTACATTTATGTAGAGGAAGTTAAGAAGTCGTCTATGACATCTATGATGAAAACAATCGCTAGATTAATTCACGCATACGAAAGAAAGAATTTCCCTGCTAAGTTTTTCTATAAGACCTGCGCCCATTGTAGTTATTTTGGGATTTGTGAAGCGGCTCAAGAAGATACATGGGTGTGATTAAATGACTGAAAAAAAACCAATGCACCTTTGCATGTATGCTTACCTATGTGGTTGCCATACTATAATGTCAAACAATAGAGAAACTATTAGCGCACATATGAAAGAAGTCCACGGTTGGACTCAACAAGAATGTGATGATACTTTAATGGGTGATAGATTGGCGGGAGGTGATGGCGTGAGAGATTGGGAACATGAAGTTTTGATGTTTATTGACAGAACAGGTAGGGATTTTTCCTATGACTATTTTCTTTGGTTGGTAACTAATGCCGCATGGTGTCCTAAGTGTGATAAAGTCAATGATGGCGAAGGTGGCCCACATATGGGAAACGATGTGATTTGCGATGAATGCGTGGAGGTGACGGCGTAATGATTGATTTATTAATAGAAGCAAAAGTAATTTCTAGAGATTGGACTTTCAATCAAATATCTGATTTGAAGAATACAATAGAAGAACTTTCTACAGAATTATATTCTGAAATGAAACTATCTGAAAGATTTGAATTAATTAGAGAATGTCCTGTTAATGATTTATATGTAGGTCAGACCTTTGAAGATGCTTTTAGAGAAGTTGTAATGACAATTCTAAGAGGAGAAGTCGCAGGTAAAATAAAAAATATGCTAGGAAAAGCAACAATAAATTTTGGTGGTAAAAATGAAATTTCCGAGAGAAGTATGGGCAGGGAGTCACATAAAGAACGCCCCTCAAATGAAAAGGAAGATAGTAAGGACGAAGAATGAATATACTGCATTTGTAAAAGCGCAGAATAATCGCACTAATGTCTATACTACGGTCTACGACTTTGAGCATTTCAGCGAGATGTCTAAGATTGACTCTAGTGTAATTCTAGATAGGATTTTCTTGGACTTCGATGCTCACGGAGAAAGTTTAGATAATGCCTTTGAGGATTTGAAGATGGTAATGGAATATGTAATCACTAATGATATTCAGCATTCCTGTTTCTTTTCGGGCAGGGGATTTCATTTGTTTTTACATGGGGAAGTTACAGATAATATCCGTGACATACAAGCATACTTTAGAATAATTAAAAAGTACCTAAAAAACAATACTAACTATGAAATTACTTTAGATGATAGAGTAGGGCAATCTACTAGATTGAGAAGAGTACCCAATACTGTAAATATGTCAAGTAGAAATGAAGCAGGTATTCCCTACTATTGCATTCCTATTTTCTACGAAGATTTGGCAAGAGGACTTTCTCATATTCTGAAATTGGCAGAAAGACCTAGGCTTATACCTAAGAGGATTACAGGAAAGGAAAAAATATCATGGCCAAAATCCAAGCCCTTAGAAGCAGTAAAGGGAGAAGTAGTGGCTACCGTTTTCAAGGGTAGGCTACCTATTCTTCCCTGCTTACATAGTGCAATTATGGTAGAGAATCCTAGCCATATGGCTAGAGCATATCTTGTATCTTGGTATAGAGATTTATTATCCGGTTGTAGTAAAGGATTAAGTAATTCTGAAAAGCAAGATATATTAGATAAAGTCGTAGAGGAAATTAAATGGATAGCCGAAACTCACGATGAGGTTTGGCTTGATTGGGACGAAGGAGAGACTAGGAAACATGCTCGCTTTACGGTGTTCGGAGAATATACTGCGCCACACTGTAAAACAAAATTGATTCCCGAAGGGTATTGCATTGGAAAATGTTGGAGATATCCACATGAGGTGAAACAATGAAACAATTAACATTAGATAATTTTGGATTAATTATGGAAGGACAAACTAAGTTGAGTGATTTTGATGCTAGTAATAGACAGTAGAGAAAAGAAAGGTTCTCTTCTAGTAGACCTAGTAGAAAGTAAGGCTAAGTCTCTAAATATAACGACTGAAAAAAAGTGGCTTGAGATTGGAGATTATGTTTTTGATGATGTTTGTTTTGAAGCAAAGTCTGTTGTTGATTTTATTGGTTCAGTTATGAGTAAAAGAATTTGGACTCAAATAGATAATATGGATAGATATTACAAGACCAATGTTGTTATTATCTACGGTAGTTTATCCGAAGGCATTAATAACATAATGGAAAATAGTAAATCTAAACTACCTCCAGCATCAAGGGCCGTTATGTTAAATAATAAATTTCTAGGGGCTATAGGAAGAATAACTTTAGATACAGATTGTAAAGCATTTTGGGTTCCTACAGAAAGAGAAGCCGCATTAATTATAACTGCAATTTGTAAAATGAAACCGATTAATAGAGATGTAATAAGACCTGAAGTATTTAAGAGAATAACAACAGACGATTTAAGATTAGATTTACTAACAAGTATAAAAGGCGTATCAATTAAAAAGGCCAAAGAACTCATTAAAGAGTTTGGTTCTATTATGGAAATAGGAGAACAAAGGCCACATGAATTGACAATAATAAACGGGATTGGAACCACCGTAGCCGAGAGAATAATTAAGGTTCTAAACCATGAAGGTAAGGTGAAAATATGAACGAAGATATAAATATAGAAGAATTAGCAGAACTTGTAGATATTCCCGAAGAATATCACGGACTCGCACTAGAAGAAAAGATGCCTAGATTGGTAGAGGATTGGAAGAGGACAGTTCTAACTGTTTCTCATAAAAATGATATTCCGGCTATGGCTTCCTTCTTCTCTTTACTTGGTCAAATTACTAAAGACTTCATTAGAATACCTAGAGGGAAAAATACCGAAGATAGCAGAATTCACTTTTGTTGGATGCAGACTTCAGGAACAGGAAAAAGCACCCTTTGGAATTTTATGGGACCAGTTAGTAAATCTCTGCATAAAAAGATTAACGATTTCGAAGGAACAAGCGGGACAGATTCTTCGGAAGTATATATTCCTAGAAAATATAATAATTTCGATGTTGTAGAATATACGGATGCGGCTCTAATCGGCTTCTATGAAAGGCTAAAAGAATTAGATGAAAACGATGAACCGGTATTTGAAAGAAGGTCGGGTTCTTTAGAAGGAAACGGGCTTGCCCATTGGGACGAATTCGAATACTCCGGAGTTTTCAAACAAAGCCAGCACAAAGAAAATATCATTGTATATCTAAATACTTTGATGAATACCTTAGAAGGGGAATCTTGGATAATTACTAAGAAATTGAAAGAAGGACATTTGATGGAATGTATGTGCCAGCGTTCAGTTTGGGCCACCACCTATATTCCTAAACACCTTAAATCTGTAATAGCAGAAAAAGGCGTACTGCAAAGAATGTTAGTCTATGTTCGAGAAGTACCCGAAGAAGAACAACATGAGATGAGAATGTTACAGTTGAGGCAATCAGGTAAAAGAGAAGTAACTGAATTAGATACAGAAAGGTTTGCAAAATCCCTCTTCTCTCTTTACAAAAATGTAAAGGCAAGATTCTTAGAAGTAGGAGAAGACCCATTTAGTACTGTAACTTATAGTGAGGGATTTGCAGATGCTCTCGTAAATGAATACATGAAAATGAGAGAGTACATCAAGTCCTGTAGGCCGGAAATCAGAGAAATTGCTCAAAACTTTATGACTAGAATTAATGTTCAGTTGTTGAAATTATCTGTTCTATGTTGTATAGCAGAAAGAAAGTTTGTAGTTACTCCTACGCATGTTCGTCAGGCATATATTTTAACCCAACAATGTTATAGCACATTGGTAGAGTGGCTAGAACGAAGCCTGAAGATACAGAAGTCGGCCCTCGTCCAAAATAAATCTGTAGTGTTCGTACAAGAATATAATGGAATGGTAAAGGATGGAGAAGTAAAAGACAATGGTTATGTTAGCAAGCCCAAGTTATTTGAAAGAGTGCAGAAAAAAGGTATTTCTAGAGCGCAATGTTATAGAGACTGGAAAATTATTGAAAATAAATTTGAGATTGATACCGTAAACAGGTCCGTATTTGTTAGGCTAAAAAAAGGAGATGATGAAAAATGATATGGGAAAACCACTTCCTAGTATTTGATGTAGCAAAGGGGCCAAAGGTCATAATTGAAGCATTGAATACTTATGGAGAAGAGGGTTGGGAATGTTCTGCTATGATTGCAGTTGCAAATACAAACATAGTAGTGTTTCTAAAGAGAAGAACCGATGTAGAAGAAGAACCAAAGGACGAAAAGGCAGAACAACTTGCTAAACTTTGGACTTCTCCAAAAGGGGAAAAGTGATATTATGTCAGTATTAGCCATTGACTTAGAAACAAAAAACATGTCCTATGAAATAGGAGGGTTTGGAAATACCCACATGTTTCAAGTTTCTACCGTGGCTACATGGAACGGAGATTCAGGTACAGTCTATGTAGACGAACCTGTAGATTCTTTTGCAAAAGCGGGTGCGGAAACAAAGCCCCTTTCTCAATTGAAATACGATTTAGATAACCACTTACAGAAGGGAGGTATTCTTTTAGGGCATAATATAGCCGCATTTGATTTACCTATACTTAGAGATTCTATGGATATATATTGCATAACTAAATATCTAAAGGAAGAAAAATATATTGACACTAGCAAACTATTAGTTAAGGAACATGGTGAAAGATTCCAATTAAAGAATCTAGTAAAGTGTTCTCTAGATGATGCTAAATTAATGGAAAGCGCAGATGCACCTAAACTTTGGAAACAGGGAAACCATACCGAAGTTGTGGAGTATTGTTTGAAGGACACACAATTAGTCTATGACCTTTGGAAATACGGTCAAGATAATGGATTTGTGAAAGCCTTCTCAACAGAAAAAGAAAAACACTTGGAATTAGGAGTTGATTGGTAATGACTACACTAGAATGGTTCGGTCTAATCATTTTCTTGATTATCGTAACTTTGTTATTCTTTGCGGCGTTTGGTGGTTCTAAACTATCAGATTCTACCGTAGAAGAATACCTTGCACGGTTAATGAAGGAAGATGAGAAGCGTGGCCCTTAGAAAGAAATGTAAGTACTGCGGTTGTCTAACAATAGCAAAGCGTATGCAGGGTTTCTATTTGGGTTCTGACCAAAAAAAGAAACTTTGGGAATGCAGGGAATGTAAAGGGATTTGGTCTGAAAAGTCTGACTAAGATTAAACGGGTCGGAGGCTCACTTTAACAAGTGGGTTTCCGGCTCGATTTTTTTTATGGCGATTTTCCCAGAAGAAATGCGAATTTATAATTAGATATTTTATATCAAAATATTCTAAAGTGAGTATTTTATAGTTAGGTTAAATAGATAACCTTGGCACTTTTATCAAATCGCCCTCGCTTCAACGCTCATTGTTTTAGTATCACTAGCACTATTTCCGGTAGTAGTATCTGTTACAGTACAACTCACTTCATAAAATGCAGTATTAGGAGGGTCAAGGCCGCTTGCCGGAGTTGTACCATTAATAGTAGCATCATTATATTGCACTACATTAGTAGTACCGTTAGAATTAACACTAAACGCATTTGCATCATCTCTAGTTTCAGAAAGAGTCCAAGCATATGTAAAATTACCACTTCCTCCAGTTACTGTTGCAGTAGAATCTATTTCCCCTGCCGACGAAGAAACTACAGAACTAGCAGCCCCTATGATAATAAGAGGTGCAGGTTCATTAATTGAAACAACTAAAGAAGCACCTTGTTGAGCGCAACCTGTTAGAATAATATACATATCAACCAACTACCATCCAATTATTAGAACCAATAGCAATACAAGTAGCGGCTTTGTAAGTCCCTAAAGTAAAGTCTGAACCTGCGCCATTGATATTGTTTCCATTACGGCCAATGGTAATATCTCCACCAGTTGTATTTAGAATAGCATAATGTTCACCAGCAGTTGAAGTTGAAGGTAGTGTTATATTGCCAGCACATATATTGTATCTACCAGCATGTGCCGCTTCAGTTAAAGTAGTGCTTGCTGAAACTGAAACTGTTAGTAATCTTGTGTTTCTAAATGTGCCTCCTGTTTCTATGTCAAGCATAGCAGTAGGGGAATTATGACCTATTGATATTTTATCATTAGCCGCATCTGTAAATAATAGATATTGTTCAGTATCTCCTTCAACTCTAAAGTTAATATCATCTCTCCCTCCATCATTTATTGCTACTTCACCATCACCGGCTGAACTTCCTGTTATAGCAAGAACTTGATATTGCCCACCTTTATGACCTGTAAAGAATAAGATTTCCCCTGCTTCTGCGCCATTAGAAACATCGAGCATCTGCCCTAAAATATAACCATAGAGATGATTACCCCCTGCATCATTTTCTCCTTCAAATCTAATTAAACCTATATCATCAGATGCGGCAGGGGAAGCGGTATTTTTCATAAATCGAATAACTGCTTCTTGAGCATCAGCATTTGTATTTTCTAATCTTATTTCCGGTTGTTGAGTTATGGATGAGCGTATATGTAGTTGAGCCGAAGGTGCAGTAATACCGCCTATTCCGATATATCCATCATTTCCACTAATTCTCAAAACTTCAGTCGAAGCCCCACCATCATTTACCTTGAAAATTAAATCTCTATCTTGAGCCACATTTTCAAAAGTTACATGGCCGTTTGAGTCAGAATCAACTGTCATTGCTTGAGTATAAACATTAGAATTAGCATAAGCAATACTCAAACTATTAGATTCTTTATTTGTGGTAAAGTATTGAATTAATCTAGAACCGGCGGAAGTCCCACTAGAGTATTCTATCATTGCAACAATAGTATCTCCAAGTTTGAATTCGGGTACTCTTTCATTTGCAGTAGGTGGCCTCAAATAAAGAACATCTACGGTTTCTCCTACCTCTCTTCCATCAGCCACCACCAGCAAATGATAGCCTTTGGCATAAGTAGTTGTCAAAGAACTATCTGCAAAGGTCTTAGTTGCGACTTCGTGATATTTTCCGTTGCGTAATATCTTCCCTGCGGCCACCACTAGGTCTCCTCCGGTTTGATTTATGTCAAAGTCTGTTCCTGTTTTTACAACAACATTACCTGCGGCCATTTGATTCAGTGCTTTAATTAGTCCCGAATGTGGGAAGTCTACTGTATCTACAGGTTGAGTTAAACCTGTACCTGTAGCATTTTGTGTTATGTAATGTGGGTTTGTTGTATTAACCATTTTAGTTCACCTCTATTGTTAAGAATAATTCTAAAGTTTCGGATGCAGTTATTGGACCTACTCCGTCAAAATTAACCCTCGCTACCATCTCACTACTTGTTTTGAATATGCCCAATTCTCTTATTACTTTGCCTGTAATGTTACTTCCGGCACAAGTAACTTTTATTTCTAGAACATTAAGTCCGGTATCTTCCTTTGCTATTGTTACGGTTGCACCGCTAGGTACATCTAATGCCGTTGCTCTAGGACTAGTAGAATTTCCCCCATATCCTATTTCCCCACTAATGGCCAAAGTGCTTTTTATGTAACTTAATACTTCTGCTCTCATTTCGTCTGTTATCAATATTCTTCCTCCACTAAATTTGTAATGGTATCAGTAGAACCGCCACTGAATCCCATTGGAGTAGTGCTTGTATTTAGGGCTGACCCAAATCCTAAAGTTGTCCCTCCTGTAGAACTAACCTTTCTAACTAGCAGTTTGCTAACTTTAATGTTAAATGAATCTAAAAGGTCGTAAGATACTGACCTTTCATCAAATTCCTTCGCCCTAATATCAGCATGTATTTTTTTATTAGCGGCAAGTAATTCTGAAAATCTATCTTCTAATTGCTTACTATATTTTCCTAATTCTAGTTTTAGCATTCCTGTAAAAGAATGTTCTATTTGCAATACAATGTAGTCATCTAACTCTACGCCTTCTTTACGCAATTCTACTTGAACAACATCCCCTGCTCTTAATTGGCTAATGTTAGTGTGACCCACTGTTATATTTAATCTAACATTGTCGCCCGAATGTACTCTTAGTAGTTCGCCAGCCCTTTCATTAACTGCTTCTTGTGAAGTTAAATCCTTTTCATATACTTCTAGAGTTTTTCTCCCAACTCGTTGAATGCTTCTCAAATCCTTTCTAATTCCTTTATGCACTTTTCCATAAACTATGATTTCGTTATAGAAATCAAACAATGATTTTGCCTTGCTATATTCGAAAATCTGATGACTTCCATCATCGCTAAGTAAGACTTTGGGGAAATTAGAAGTAGAAGTTTTATTGACTAAACTAAAAGTAGATTCTTTCGGGTCATAAACTGTAGTAGTTGCCGGTTTTTCTAGCAAGGTCTTTTCTTTTTTATTTAGAATTAAATTAATTGCGGAAAATAAATCTATCCCTTTGTAGTTAGGTGCTAAGAAATACGGGAAACTACTGTCCTCGCTAGCGAATTCTATGTCATTACTTTCCAATAAATCATTAACTAAATCATCTCCTTCATAGCATATGTTAGCCACACTACCAATCATTCCTCTCTTAGCATTTGAAGATAATTCTCCATTTACTGTTAAGGTTAGTGTCTCACTAATAGAAGCAACGCCCAAAGTTTCTTCCATCTTATCAAAGGATAGGAAATGTCCTATATCATCTCCATTATCTTTGTAAGTCATAGATGTTTTGTAGACATTATCTCCATCGGAAACCGCTACAACAAAATCACTATTAGGAGTAAGTAGACTTTCCATTTTATCGGGAAGTCTCTGCACAATAAAACTGGAATCAGATTGAGCATCTGTATCTATTGCAACATACATTGAAAGAGCCGCTTCTCTCCCTCCTGTATTATGGAATCTAGTAAAAGAGCGACCTCCGCTTGTATCTCTAACCATATAAGAATTAATTTCCGAAGGCTCATAACACCCATCTTCTCCACTAATTTTAGTATATGCAGAAGATAGAGTATTCAATCTAATTTTCTTAGGAGAATGTTTGTAAAAACAAACATGGTTAGGTTGCATAACCCTATAAAAGTCTGTAACTATTTCTGTATCTAATGTTAAAATATGTCTCTCAACAGTATTAGTAGTATCTATCTCATGAGATATTACATACGCAATGATATTAGGCGTTTGTTCGTTTAGAGAAGGAGTATTTGCTAATAAGCCAGAATAAGTCTGAACAACGAACTCATCGTCGTAATATTTTCCTTTTTCTGAAACTAGATAGCACCCAGTTAAATCGTTCATTAGTCTTAGGCTCTTTCTATTTATATTAGCGAAAGGTCTGGAATTAACACCATCTCCTGTTGCGGCATCAGTATCGTCTTCATCGAAAAAGGTTATACTAGTTACATCAGTATCTAACTCGATGACATAATGATATATGTCCCTATTACCCGCCGCTTTATTTCCGTAAGGTGAGCCTGTTTCTAAATATAATCTAGGCTTGAATCCCATCATAACTCCATCTGCATCCTTAGCATATGTTCTATTTGCATGTGAACCTATACCATCTTCATGTTCAGCAAAATCATTTAATAGTCCCATTCCAACTAAACAAAAGTCAGTACCAGCATTTTGTGAACTCCTGAAAGAAATTGATTCAACAGGCCCACCTACAGTACCTTTAGAAACCAAACTTCCTCCCCCATCTTCAACATTAAACCTATCTAAAAATATAGGTAAGAAAGGGTTGTATAAACATTCGTTACCAGCCGCATCGTTACTATCAGGCTCACCCAAAGAACCATGCCATGTACCAAATAATTGATATGGATGGTCAGTTATTTGCGAGGCCGCTTCAGAAGTATCTCCAAAAATACTAGTAGAATCTAAATCAATAGGAAGATAAGTGTTGAAGGATTTTTCGGCACTACCTAAAGCCGCAGTATCTAAGTGTTCAGCATTTTCCCTGTACCAAGCAGAAGAAGTTCCATGACCATAGTGAGCCGCACCACTAGGATTACCAACATCGTTCATAACTATTGACTTCATCATATGTACTTCTTCTTTTATCTTTACAAATGTGTCTCCCTTTCCGTGTCCTCTAATAGTAGGAACCATATCTTGATGAGCCGTACCGTTAAAGTTTCTCATTTCGTCTAAGAGGAATAGAGTACCTGCAAAGTAAGAAGTACCATTTGTTTTTCTAGCCTTATCCATTAAAATAATTTTCCAACTACTACCACTTCCTTCAGTAGCCGCATGTTCTCCAATATACCTACCATTAGAATCTGCTATAATAGTTCTAGGGGGTGCAAGTATAGTACTGGGATTAACAGAAGTATCTGTTGCAATATAAGAACCAAAAGTTAGGGTTTGGCTGGAAAGACTTCCCCCTGTAGTAGTTTCTGATAATTCAAAATGGGTAGCATCAGTAATACTAGAAATGGTTGCCCCTAAAGGTATTCCCGAACCTTGAACCGGCATACCTGCTTTAATCGAAGTATTGGAAGGATGGGTTATAGTAGTTCCATTATTATAAGAGCAACCTGTTATCTGATAATCGTTGTAATCTCCTGTAGCAACTTCCGAACTAGAGAAGCAGGTTGCTAAAGAATGAAAATTAAAACATGAATATTTAAACATGGGTAAAACTCTTTCTTTAGAAATTATATTTTCAGGGTCTATTTGATTAAAAGCCCAATCTATAACCACTTCTGTTAATCTCATAAGAGAGAATCTTTTTAATTCTGAAATAGTCCTATCTGCGGATTCAATAGAAGCAGAAGAATAATTAGAATCATTTAGTGTCAAAGTATTAGTTTTGCCTATTGTTCCTTCTTTAATATCTGAAGATGAGGTTTCTATCGGGGTTTCTAATGCAAGGAAATTATAATTAGAAATATCTCTAGTGATAGGATAATCTTCTTGACCACTATACATCAAACTATCATGTCTTTCTGAAGAGTATGGGTGTAGGTCTGAAGTGGCAAACAAAAACATTCTAGATACTTTGTAATCTAATAAATCTAAATGGTCTTTAGCAGTAAATATATTTTCGTGAGTACCCGCTACATCTGCTACGACATTAGTTATAGTGGGGTCGTGGGTAAATAGAACTCTTTGAGCAGAGGCCCCATTATGATGTAAGTCACTATCAAAAAATCTAGAACCATATACTGAAGTATTTCCTCTCGATTCGGGTAGTCGGTGAGTGCTAAAATCTGCGGAAGCATTCTTTCCTGTTTTTCCTACACCGATGATAGGATAATCTTCAGAGAAACTTTCTATGTAATTTCCTAATCCAAATCTATAGGAACTGGCATAATAAGGAACTTTACTCACGGTTTCTAAATAATACTCAGAAACATCCTTTATGTCAGTAGTGCTAGTAGTATTAATTCTGTTATAGTTTCCCTTTTCTAGATTTATTATTCTAAAATAAGGAGAACCATATTTTTCAGAATAGTAGAACTCATCGGCCCTATCCCCATAATAAAATGGGTAATTCATAGATAGGGTTTTGTAGAGACTATCCGAATTAACATGAGGGCTTAACAAAGATATTATTTTCCCCGTATGCAAATGGCCAGCATTTAATAGTGCTAGTTCGTGAGTTAATTTTCCTGTTTCTAAGAAAGTACTCTCTGCTAATATCTGTATAGTGTGAGTGCTAATAGTAGATGTCAATTTTCTATCCAAGTAGACATAAATGGTATCGTGGTCTGTATGGAGGGTCACTGTAATGATTTTACCTAAGAAAACACCGTTAGCATAAACCGGTTTATTATGTAATTTTCTAGGACTAGCAGTAGTGGAAAGTAGAGCATCACTAGTAGTAGTTCCTCCCCCTGCATCTTTATCAATTGTAAAATAACTGTTACCCGAAGTACCTGTAGTACAAGCCCCTAAATCTGTAAAAGTAGTATCTTGAGTATTCGCAAAATTGATATCTACTCTTCCTAAAGTTAAAGGAATGTATGGGGCAATTTCTACTAATTGCTTATTATCTAGATTTTTTATACTTAGTATAGAAAAATCAATTAGAGTGTTTACAGTGTCAAAGTTTTGATATGTTTTAATAGAAGCATTATCATCTAGTCTTGCTTGGAACATAGAATCACTTTTTATTTTTACAGTATCACTAAGATAATATCCCAATGCCCTACTATCGTCACTTGCAGAAGTACCAATTAAAGTAGCAGATTCAGCACCGGCACTTGTAAGACTTTGGCCACTTTCGAAAAATAATCCTTTATTAGAAGCCGCAGTTAAATCAGTACTAGTATTTTGGAATGAATTAGTAGAAAGAGCCTTATTAAACATATAATGTTTAGAAGTTGCCTTTGCTCCTACTGCCGCACTTGATGGACTACTAGTAGGGTCACTTTCTACTAAAGCATAGTTTTCTAAAGTAACTCTTGTACTGCTATTAACGGTAGCAATTTTTCCAACATAAGAAACATTAGCATGGTCTGTATGGTAAGCATACACATGAGTTCCAACATCAGTTGATTCAGAATATGCAGGTGAACCAGTACTATCAAAATGGTGGGTAGAACTAAAATCAACAACCTTACTATCAAAAGAACATGTCAAGGATGGACTACCGGTAATTAAAGTCACATCATTAAATGGGCTATTACTAGAATAAATAATATCCTGAGAGTGTAGTGTGTTTTTATTTACTGCCGGAGAAAGCAACTTACTATAACCATTCCTCCCGCTTATATCTATAATTCTCTGACCGCTTTCTTGATAATAGTTTATATTTTCAATCGTACCATTGAACTTTTCTATTTCGATTTGGTAATCTCCACTTATCCAATCCAAGGCACTATTAGCCCCTGTGCCGTAACTTTTATTGGTAAAAGCCAAAGTCATTAATTTCTTTTCACTATCTACATTTGTGACTGTTGCCCGTATAAAAGAAAAGTCATCTGAAATTAAATTAATAAATAAGTTATCATATCGGTTAGGAACGAGAGGGAAATCGGTTAAAATAGTTCCATCGACCCTATTAAACGCCCTACGATATAACTTATCTCCTACAGAAATAGTTGGGTCAGATGAGAATAAAAATTCCCCTGAAACTCCATCAGTTTTATGATATTTATTTGTGTTTGTTTTAAGGGTAATAGGTTGGCTTGCTGGAGTTGTTCCTGTAGCCGCAGTAAATGTTCCAATAGAATTTATGATAAATAGCGTATTCCCAATCTTAATTTCGTCATTGGCATTCAAAAAATCTCCTAAATCATAGTCTGTAGTAAAAGTGTAGGTAGGAGAAGAAGCAGAAAGAACCTCTACATCTAAATCGAACCAATCATCTAAAGATGCACGATGTACTTTATGTCTAATTCTATACGATTCATTTTCTGCAATTTTTTTATTTTGGATTCTAAACATATCTGCAACTTTGGTTTCTGCATATCCTCCTCTTTGTCCGTAGGACTCATAGATAATATTATCGAAAACACCAAACACTTCATTAGATTTATCGGGAGAATACTTGTAGTGTAAATATCTTCTTGGCCCCCTAAATTGTAAAGTTGTATGGGCATCGTCGTCATCTCTTCTAGCATTAGGAAATGCTTTATCATAGTCTGTGAAATCTAGAGCGTGAACAGTATGTGCTTCATTAGAAGTATTAGTTTGAGGTGCATCTAAAGTTTTTAGATTATCTACAACAGTGGCTCTTAAATTGTATCTACTATAGTCTACAATGTCTTCTGCATAAGATGTAGTTGTTAAGAAAGTAGTTGTTATACCTGCATCTAAATCTACCACCCCGCTAGAATTAGTTGTTTGGCAATAAGAATAATATTTAGTTTCATGATTTAATTGCCCATCTTTATCCATAGACTCATCAAAGAAGTAAAATAAAGGACGGGAAACATGTAAATCAAATTGTAAATCCATTTTAATTCCAGCAGATATGGCCAAAGGATAGGTAGTTTTTGCTGGCCCCTTAAATAGCATAAACTTAGTTCCTTTAGAGATTTCTTCCCCTAATCTCGGCTCAAATTCAAAAGAGTCTCCCGTAATATCGCCACTAGTAACTTGAGTTACTTTAGCAAAGTGATGCAAGTTCTTATCATCCGAATGTAATAAAACAAAATAATGATAATTCGTGAAGTCGGAATCGCTATAATTGGAAGTAGCGTCAATTAATTGGAATCCCTCTCCACTTTGAGCATCATAACATTTTATTCTATATCCTTCAGTATTCGCTAAGTTTTCTCTTTCTGTATTAGCAGTAGATGTACCTACTTCTCTAAATTCCAAACTAGTGTTACTATCATCTCCAAAAATCCCTGTGTAGAGTCTATCAGTAGAAGATAAAGTCTTAGCCAAATTCATGTGAGGATTTGTCGGAACATCATAATTTACCGGAGTATAGTTCCACCCGCTTCCTACGGAACCTGTTGTCGCTTTACTCAAAGTTATTTGGCTACTACTATCAATACTCTTAATGAAAGTATTTTCTGGGATATTAGAATGTCCCGTAACTTTCATCCCTACAGTTAAATTAGTTGTGCCTACAGAAGTAACTGTAGCAGTAGAACCACTAGCAGTTCCACTAAAACCGTTATAATATTCCTTCCATTTTCCGGTAGCAAGTATATTTAGCCTATCGCTCATAAGTCCACCTCTTCGAATCTAAAGTAAAATAATGTATTGTCAAAATTAGGTAGGAGATTAAACACTCCTTTGAATTCCTTTCTAGCGACATTCATCATAGACATTTCGTGAATCTCTCCCATGAATTGTTTATTTGTGGTTGCAGAACCAGCACCCGTAGCCCCTGTACCATTCGCCCCTATGTAGGAATCTTCCCTAGCAAATGAAAAAGTAGCATCTGTAGAATGGGTATCTGTTTTAATGTTTCTACCGTTCAAGAAGATACTTAGTTTTCTATTTGATGCGTTAAAGGTACAGGCAACATGAAAAGTATCTTCAGTATAAATTGCCATTTGTTCATCTTTAATATATAGATTAGTTCCATCATCTATGCTAGTAGAATAGGAAGTAGTTAGTACAACAGATTGACTTCCAGTAGAACCTCCTAGAGTATTAATTGTGCCTAGCGAAACAATCTCCCCTCCACTAACAATAAACACTTCTTGTTTATTGCCCGCAAACAAATCTGCGGCTTCGCTTGTGGTGAAATTAGTTCCACTATGACTAGAAATGGTAGCAACCTTTTTGTATTTTTTTCTGCCATCTGCATCTACAAATATACCATTCGTATGAGTAAATTGCCTACCGTTTCTAGCAGGTAAAATTATTTCATCAGTAGTATAAGTTTCAGTACTGCTTCCTAACTTTAGTCTAACTCTAATCTTATATCTAGCAGGTTCGTTTTCGTTATGTAAAGTAGAATTAACTAAAGATATTTGAAAATTAGTATTATAAAATAACATCATTTCGTGTGTTAATCTAGCAGTTCTTGAAAGATATTTTTCACTTTGGTAATTGGCTTCATTTCCGGCAGTATAGACCGATTGAGAAAGTGCTGGCATAACTTTGTTACTACTATATGTTGGGCGGGTTCTTGAAGAATAAGTGCCATGACCGTTTATTTCATATGGCGTAATTATTGATTCAAAGGTAAATGAATCTTCATGCGCCCACAATCCGTAGGCTACATCGTTTGCAGTAGAAGAATCTCCTCCGGAATCTGCTACATTGTCACTGTAGCCTATCTTAACATGTCCGTTACACATAACAGGAAAAACCAACGCCCGTTGTTTTCCTGTAAGTATCTCATACATTTAATCACCTCAAGGGAATACTGTTGCTACTTCAAATTGCATATTAAATGAAACCTCTACAGTATCAGAAGTAAAATCACAACCGAACTGTCTAATAAATCCTTTAACTCCGTCCGAAGTAGAAGAAGTAGGAAAGGCACTAGGCATAGGAACTAAGTAATTATCTAATTCATTGGCTTCTCCCCTAGAATGAAAAGTCCAAGGAATATTTCTTTCTGTAACTTGTGTAAAGGTTTCATCCACTGTAGAAGGAATCAAAAAGACTAATTCATCAAATGCTTGATGTATTGCTGCTCCTGTAGAATCTACTCCCGAAGCAATCATTTGAGCAATTTCGTGAGCAGTATAATTTAATGCTGCATTACCTGCATCAAATATCGTATTATGACCACCCTTTCCATTTTTAGTTATTGTAGCGGGCATAATAAAACCTTGAAGGGTAATGGTTTTACTAGACATTCCTAAATCCAAAGCCGCAGTAGTCGCTTCTCCAAAAGTTAAACCGCTTACTGGAACCGGAAGAGAAGGTATTTGTTTATCAGTAGAAATACTAACGCTAGTAACATTTAGAGGGATTACATTTTGCGTTAAACTTCCTTTATTTGCTTTAGTTTTTAGATATACATAACTCATTTAATCACCCCAATGTTCTAGAAGAAGTACTTCTATTAATTTTATTATTTACCATATCCCCTATCTTATTTGCGATTCTTCTCATTTCTCCATCGGAAGTATCTCTAGCATTAATGGTAATGTTGATATTAGTAACGCCACCGCCACCGCCAACCATACTCCTACTTTTTCTATTAGAATGTACTTTAGAACCTGCTGGAAGATTTACTAGTTCCGGACCCTTTTCTCCTACAAGAGCCATTCCTCCATGAGAAGTACCTCCAGCATGGAAAACATCCCAATCGGATAGTTTATCCCAAAGCCACATTGCTATAACCATTACTCCTCCGATTATAATTGCTGGTAGAAGTATTGGTAGACCATACATCCATAATACCATAGCGGCCAAAGCACCTAAAGCAATTAAAGCCCATTGTTGCCAACTTAACCCCTTAAACCAATCAATAGCCGCATTCCAAGCATCTTCAGCAAGTTGAGCCAAAGCAGAAAGACCTCCCATTAAAACAGTATATCCAAACTTTAGCAAGATATATGCACCGGCTACTAGTAAATCTAACATTGCAAATGCTAAATCTAAAAGAGAAGCATCTCCCATAAAGAAATCAAATATAGTAGAGAAACTTTCCCAAACAGTATCTATGGCAGTTGATATACTTTCAAAAAATCCTTCGAATGGTTCTATGAATCCAGTGTATAGAGACTGAACAGTACTCCAAAAAACCTTGAGGAATGTGCCTACTGCCATTATAACTAACATGGAAATAATAAAGAAGTTGAAGGCTTTAGATAATATAGTTCTTGCTAATTTCATAACTCCTAAAATAAGCCCCCCACTTTTACCAATCCAAGTAAATTTATTTCTTTTAAGCCAAGACAAAGCATTTCCACCTTTTTCTCTAGCACCTTTTCCAAAGGCCTGAATTTGGTCTAATCTTTTATTAACTGCTTCTTTACGCCGACCAGCAAATCCTTTAGCCCCAACTCTAATACTTGTGGATTTATCGTCCATAATTCCTTTTATTCCTATTTGTTTGAAATCGCTTACCAAGCCCTTCATTCCCTTACCCATACTTTCGAAAGAAGGTATGTTTAGTTTTTCTGCAAAATTAGGGATTTTTAGTTTAGATAATTGCTTAATGCCTTTTCCTAGTAAAGAATTTTTTTTCATTATTTGTCCCATAGTAGTATCGTAAACCTTTCCTGTTGAAAGTAAACCGGTCTTGAATTTATTCAATATTGTAAAACTGCCCCTAAAGGTATAAAGAAAACTTTTAGCAAATCCCTTAAACCCGTCTTGGGCATTCATAAAGCCCGAAACCGCTTTACCTGCTTTAGTAAGTACGCCTTCGTATTTTTCAGCAGCCTTTTCTGCCTTTTTCATGTCTTCTATCATTCTTTCAAAAGACATACTATCACTTCATTTTCTTGGTTTGCTTTTGCATTTCTTCCGCTTTAATTTCTTCAACGATTCCATGTATTGCTAATAAATCCTGTACTAATTGGGCTGGCATCTGATAAATTTCTAATGGGCTTATCCCTAACGCTTGTGCCAAGGAGTAGACGACTAAGAGGCTTCCTGTTTGGGCATCTGCTTTTCCAGCCCTAATGTTTCGCCTCATTACTCGTTTTTTTCTTCATCCCCCGACATTAATTCGAAAGGATTAGGCATCACTTCTTTTATTTGATTCCCTACAAAGGGAGTGAGTCTGATTAAATCAACCGTGGATAGGCTCGGTTCAGTTCTTTCTATGAAGTTCTCAATCATATAACGATACATTGCATTCAAATCCAAATCAAAAGTTTGGCTTTTTGCATCAATGTTCATTAAGGAATTAGCGGCCTTTTCTACTTCTAGCCAAGTCGGTTCCTTAATCCAAATCTTTAGGTATTCGTCACTATCCGGTGCTACTTGAATCCAGTGGCACTTTGCTTCTGTGAGTGCAAACATTACACTCTTGTTACTTACTATTTTTTTGTTTAACATATCTTCCACCTACTAAACCAACAAACGAACAAACGGTGTTGGTGGAATATCATTCTGTAGTTTCTTCTTTAATTACCTCTTTCTTTGGTCGGCCCTTTTTCTTAGATTCAGATTTTCTTTTTTCTGCTAATTTTCTTTTTTCGTACATATCCATCAAAATCACCCTTGTAATTTCCAATGAGTTTTGACAGTACATTCTTTCAAATCTCTAGGCTTTACCTTTGCTTCAACAGTAATTGGCCCTTTATCTTCCGGTATTGTAAAGGTTGCACTTTCTAGGAAATAGTTCTTGAAGGAGATATTAATTTCTTCTCCATTAGGCTTGTCGAATTGCAAATCAATTAGTCCATCAGTGGCAAAGTTAGTTCCATTTGTAACTGCGCTAGTTCCTGTGTTTTCATTTCTATTGAATAATTCTTCAAAGAGCAAATCATCTGTAACTAAAGCAGTAAAAGACAATTCGTACATTCTATTGGATGGAATAGCATCTTGAATAGAAGTATTCCCAACCCCAATGAATCTCTTTTCCTGTAGGTTATTATTAATCGTTAGAGTAAGATTTGTAATCTTTAAGAACTGCTGGCCGAATGCACTGAAACTTCCTCTAGAGAAAAAGAATGGTTCTAAAAACTCGTCAGATTCATAATTAAATAACAAAGTATTATCCAAACCTGCACCGCCCCTAGACTCATAATTCTCATTTTGCTTTAGTTTATGAACGGCCCTTGTGTTTAACTCCATAGTCATTTTAACTTCTTCATTTTCATTAGCGGTCATAGTAAAGGTATTTACTCTATTTCCTCTAGCAATTCGTACAAAATTAGTGTCTTCTAGCGTTGCATTAGTATTGGTATGATATGGGGTATCACCAGACAATTTGCTAATAGTCTGCTCTAAAGAAAACGAAGGAAGTTCGTCATTATTAGATTCTTTGAATTCGTAAGTAATTGCTTTAGTTATGCTTGAAGGAGTAACAGGAACATCTAGTTTTTCTATCTTCGATTGTAAATCCACATGTTTTAGAATAGGAGGAGTTAGCGCAGTACTAGAAACTCCGGTAGCCGCATAGCCGGTCTTATAGAAAATAGGTCCACCTTGTTCTGTATGGGTTTCTAAAGTTTTAGCACCCGCCCCTTGGTCGTTAGAATCAATATAAATCTCACCAGCAGTACCCGCTAAAGGGTTGGTTATGGTGGAGTTTAACATGGTAGCGGTTAGGCTATCACATTTTCCTAAAGCATAATAAAGCCAAGCACCGTGATTCGCCATAAAGTTTAGACTACCACCACTAGCAGTTTCTATTCCCTTGTATTGGTAAGTCATGTTTCTTGAGCCGCCAAGAGCAAGGTTCATTTGCTTTACTTCAACTTCTACATTAGGAAATTCTGCACTTTCTAAAAGACCAAGCCAATTATCAGCATTTAGTCTAGCAGTAGAAGAACCAGTAGAATATCTTTGGCCAACGCAAGGTGCGCCATATGGCCTAATCACACAAAAATATCCGCTAGTAGCAGTAGCAGTATGGGCCGGAGTAATCTGTATAGAAGTAGAAGAATTTCCCGTAATAGTACAAATAGAATTAGGAGTGGTAGCCGAACTATTGTATATTTCTACAGTGCATCCTACATAAATATCTTCCACTAAAAGATAAGAATTTTGGAAATCTGCTACAGGAATTAGGTTAGTGGTACTACTAGTACTATCGTTCAATTCTATGTATAAATGCGTTTCAGGAATGAATGTTAAACTTGCGCCGCTTCCTAAAAATATATCTGTGTTTGTCATGTTCTTCCTCTCCCTTACTTACTTACTATGGGACCGAGAGTGCGAATCTTTTTACTTCTATGCTAATTTTATATCCGAAAATTCTTTTCTTCCTGTCATTTGATTCGCTTCTAGCCCCAACAAAAATCTGATTAAATCTAGAACCGTCGCTCGCAGTATATCCGGTTCGCTTCCCCTCAAGCACATGACGAGTAATCAAGTATAAAGCCCTTAGCCTATCTTTGCCAAAGTCAGCGTCCGTTCCGGCTCTTTCATCTTGAACATGTCGAATGTGAATTGTAAACGAATAACTTTCGTTGCGTACATCATAATGTACTGTCGGATAATCTACAGTTTGACTATCTTCAAAAATGACAATTAAATCTTTTAATGATAAATCGTATCGACTTCCACGGTTTGCTTCCATACTTCGAATGTCAATTATATTTGGCTTACCAATATGGTCACTAGAAATTGTACCTGCGCTTTGTAAAGTAGTAGCGGAACTAGACCAATTATTATCTAAGAGGTCAATTAATAGACTAACTTCATCCATCATTCCATCCCCTTGAGTGCTTCTTCTAGCCTATCTTTCATTACTCTTTCCATATATTCAGCAATCTTGGCTTCTGCATTTGCAATCATTTCACCTTCAGAAAATGTAAAATCTACTCTTAGCAATTTAGATATTTCTAACATTTGTAGATTTCTTTCTTTTTCTATTTCTAGATATTTCTGAAATTGTTGAGAAAGATTGCCAAACATATTATCACTACTTAAATTCTACCCAAATAGTGTCTTGGCTAGTCTGTTGTATTTTATATTCTGGATGATTATTAATTTCATTAATAAAATCTTGAGGAGTAATTCCATGCGGATGTGCAGAAACCACATTTGGTCTCCTATCTTTATTCTCGTCAAATCTAACCATGACGGCATTAGGTCGGCTTTGTTGTAGAACATATTTAACCAATTTAATAAAACTTCTAGGGCGCATCGGCCCCGCTTGCGGTAGTTCGTTTTTAATTATTTTTTTCCAATCCATATTAATCACTCAATAATATACACAATATCCTTCTTACCATCTAGTATTTCCATAGCCTCTTTCTTCAAGATGTCATACTTTTCCTTAGTGGTAATGTTAGCCCCTGTTTCAGCAATAAGAATAGTTTGGTCATCATGTCGTAATATTTCTGCGGCGGCTAATTTTGTAGCGGCTTCGTGTATTGCAGAAGGAACTCTAGAATCTCCAGCAATGTATGAAACAATTACGGAGTTTTCTGTATGATAAGGATAGTCTTTCAAGAAGAATAGCCTTCCTTCATTTCCAATTTTCCAAAAACTTCCTATTCTTTTCATGTCTTGCTTATCTGTAAATTGGTCAATAGTAATGGAATCGGCAACGCTTCCGGAAGTAACAGTAGCCGCTATAACACAATCAGAACCATCCTCTCCTTCTAAAAGAGATGAGATGTTAATTTTAGTTCCATCATCGGGGTCGCTACTTGCATAAAAGAAATCTGAAACATTAAAGTTAGTAGCACCATCTTCAGTCAATTCCTTTCTGTTATCTGCCCCAGTAAAAGAAGCAGTTTTAGCAGGGTATTGTTCGTTAATTAGGGAAACTATTTCTCTAACAGTAGTCTTAGTTCCAAATTTTTTATTAAAATTAGAATCAGACAAAGAAGAACCTACATTATTGCTGGCAGTTAAAGTAAATGTAGTAGACCCATCAGGTAATGTTAAGGTTATCGTGTCTAATTTAGCGTAGTCTAAAATCTGAATGCTTCCCGATGCCGATGCTAATTCCTTATATCCGCTACCCTGCCAAACCTGTAAACTTACAATTTTTCTAACTTTCATATGTTGTAACTGAACGAACCCTACATATCCGCCATAGTAAGAATCCGCAGGGTTTCTACTAAAATTAAAATTATGGACTTCATGCTCATGTCTAATAGGACGATAAGAACGCTTAACCTTATCATCAATCATTCCCTCTACCCGTTTAATTATAGAACCTACTTGTGTTTGCGTAGGATTAGTACCAGCACCAAAGGCCGGTATCTGTAGTAAGTCTGAAATCGCCCCCTTATCTGTATAAAATCCTTGTCCTATCGAATAGTCTGCGTTAATTGTAGTATAGTCGCTAGGGGAAAATACGGTTGGCATATCAAGCACCTTCTTCTATTTCGTCTTTTACTGAATCGAACCTATCCAGTATTTCTTCTATATGGTCGGAAAGCCTTTCGTTAAAACGATATTCCCTATTCAAACTCTCCCTACTCTCCTTTAATTTAGTATATCTTTCTTCGATGTCTTTAGATATACTTTGTATTACTTCCATACTAATCCCTTCTGATTCTTCTGACGATAATTTATCTTCTAATTCGGATAGGGCTTCTTTTTGCTTTTGCTCATATTCCTTTTCAGTTTCGATTTCAGTTTGGGCTTCGTTCATTATCTTATTATATTCTTTAATGGCATCGGATAAGATTTTAGATTCACTATCACTTAATCCCCTGTCTGAAATTGCTTCCGAAGTTATTTCTGATTTTCCTTTGCCTTTAGTCCTTTGATAAGTAGGTTTAGAAAACGGGCTAATATCAAAAGTCCCTATTCTTACAGATTTAATCTTTACTTCATATTTGAAAGATTTAGTTTCTTCAAGGGGGTCAATTTTTTTAACCATTCCAGTAATATAGACTTCGTAAGTTTCATCCATAAGAGGGTCTGCCTTATTCATTTCTGCTAAATATTTTATTAATTCATCAGATACTCTACCTACAATAGAATCCATTTCTGATTCTATTATTTCTTTAATATCGTCTAATTTATCCTTTTTATTATCTTCAGTTATTTTACCAGTAGTTAATATTTGTTTAACTTTAGATAGATTTAATTCATGCGTACCTCTTAATTTTGACAAAGATACTGATTCAGTACTCTTTAATATCCTTTTACCTGTACTTCTATAATTTACATTGGGGTAGATTCTTTTTAGAAACTTTGTTCTTTCTTCAGTATTATTATATTCTGAAAAGTACAGTACGGATTTATCTTTACCGGTAGAGGTTATTTCTATAGTTGGCAAACCAGAAGTCTCTCCTATATTTATTTCAAAATATGGTTCAAAGTCAGGTTTTTTCATAAACATGCTAGGCAAGGAAGGCACATCTGCCCCAAAATCTCTAGTTTGAGGAATGTTTCTAAGTGAAGAAATATATTCCTGTGCCTGTTCGGTGTCTGCATAGTCTTCGCCTAGATTATAAGGACCAGTAAACTGTTCCGGTTCTTCTTCCGTAACCTTTCCAAATAAACTATATCCTATAATTTTTAATAAGTTATCAGATTCTCTCATATCCTCTAAAGTAAAATCTTTAACCTCATCAAACACCCTACTTCTTCTTAGAGACCTATACATAATTGGTTCGGGCTTTCCTCTTTTAGCCAAATCTAAAATCTTCTCTTTTTCTATTCCTTCTAGAATCTTTAGGCCTTCTTCTACAAAAGCATCATTATCAAATTGTATAGAAGTATTGATGGCAGATTTTTCTGCAATGCCGGTTATTTCCCCATCTTTGAATCCAGTTCTTCCAACTATAGTATCTTTGATTTTTTCAGTAAAATCTGTTGGCCAATTTCTAATAGAGCCATCGGAATCAATTACTTTAGTCGGCATTTAATTCAACTCACATTAGCCACTTAGCCCAAGCCGCACCTTTCTGAATTGCGCCACCTAATCCTAATCCGGACTTTGGTGGTTCGTAACTCATCTGACCATTAGCATCTAACCAATATGGCCGACCATACATATCTTGCCCATTAGGAGGAATCGGATAGCCCGAACCATTGTTCATAGCACCTTGCATTTGTTGGTATTGTTGAGTTTGTCCCGTTACTCCAGCAAGAGCCATACCTGCTGAAACCTGTTGTTGCCCACCGCCAAATCCTTGAGATTCTAAGAATTGAGACTTAGCCATCTTTCTCTGATTAATTACTTCGGCATCAATAGCAGAATTCAATAGATTCATTATATCTAATTCTATGTTAGCGGCAGTAATTCCCTCAAATTCCCTTAAAGAATCAGGATGGATTCTAATACTTTTAGTGGTATCGTCTTGAATAAACTGCAATTTAGTCAGCATTCTACTAACTACTCTTTCGGTAACATCTTCCATAAGTGTTTCTAAACACTTCAAAAACTTATCTCCGTGGTATTGGAAAAACTCTTCCACATGGTTATCCTGTAAAGAAAGTAAATTATTTACATTCTTGAATTGTTGGTCGCTCTGTGCTTGTACTGCTCCTAATACTGCGCCGTTACTTGTTCCTAATATCCCCATATTAATCCTCTCCTTCTGCTTGTACCCCTTGTTTAATCATTAGATGGTTTAGTCTGTTAGTCAATATATTAATTTCCCCAACGATAGTAATTGCTTCTTCAGTAGGCGTACTATTATCTCCTAATGTGGGAGGTTTAATAAGCCATCCGGCGGAAACTAAACTAGACACATCTTCTTTACTTAATGTATTTAATGGGCCTCTCCTATTCATTTTTGGAATTTTTGGAATAAATGCTTTGAATTCTAAACCATGTTGTTCTGCCAAAATCTGTTGTTGCAACATTTCCATTTGTCTATGTATTCCGGAATGTTTGGGACAGTATGTTCCTCGCATTGGCCTACCTTTGGTTACATGAGATAAAGGAATTGGTGGCCGCATATAGTCTCCGCTATCCCATGTATGGTGCATTCCGCAAACCACGCAACGGTCCTTTAGATTAAACTTGTAACTATATTTAATTTTCAAAAAGGATTTCTTTTCCGGTACTAAAACCTTAACCAATTCTTTCAATTGTTTCTTTGGTTTTATGTTGATGCACTTATATTCTTCTATCGGCCCACTTGCTCTTGCTCTTTGCAACGGTGGCAAAAATGCCGACGGTGCAGTTGTATTCATTTGTCCTATTATATTTTGTTGAAACATTTTTCATTCCTCAGTTTACATATAGTCCGGTATATCCCAAGACCCATAAGAAGTATTCTTATCCCACATCTGTAGCATTTCTCCACTTTGGGCATCATCGGGAACAAAATTATATCCTTGATTATCTAAAGCATATGCGATTAAATGATAGAGATTTTCGCCATATCCTCTTCTCATAAATCTAGAGTCTGTTCTAACATCTTTTGCTTGAAAGGTATCGTCATCTATCTTTTCTGCATAAGCCCTTGTTATTTGCCTACCTTCTTTATCAATAATATTAGCATCCAAAGATTCATCGTGAATAGAAACTGACATTTTTAATTTTTCATCACTTTTGTTGTCTAGAAACATGGCAGTTGTTTCATCTCCCCTAATAACTATATTAGAAATGCGGTTTTGTTTTAATATTTTTTGCCACATAGTAATCAATAATCCTCTTTAATATCTTTCATCTAGTTCAAACTTACCTTCTAATTTGTTTCGGGTTCCCTCGGCAGTATTGGATTGTCTAGTATCGGGAACATAGTTTTTGGAAGGAGATTCTTCTTCTTTTAGTTTAATAACATAATACATGGTTGGGGAAGCAAGACTTTGAAATACTCCATCTTCCATTTTAACTACCTTTCCCTCTTTAGCACTACCAACAACAGTATAATTTATTTCTTTGGCCATTTTTTTTATCCAAGCAAAAGCATCATCCCTGTCTGTAAAGTCCTTTGTTTCAGGTTCATAGTCTCCATCACTGTCTTGTAATTTGAGATATAACACTATTTCGTTATCCTTTTGTTTTAATATTTTTTGCCACATTTTAATTCCTCTAATTTTCTTCTATTATTGAATATCTATCCTCTTGTTCTTTTCGCATATATGTAATTGTCTTTACATGAATATTTCTGCTATATCTTTTAATTACTAAATATGCGTTTTTCTTTTTCTGCCTAACTAATTTTACAATGATTGTAGTTTTTTTCGGTAGTTGTCCTCGATTAAGTTTTCTTTCTATAGCGTTTTTGATTCTTTTCATTTTAATATCGGGGAATCTTAATTGTAAATTGTCACTAAAATGTTTGGTTAAAAAAATCTTTACTTTCTCTCCATTATTTAATTTTAAAAAATATTGTTCGGCAGTTTCTTTGATACTGTCGTATGGGTTTACCTTTAGAATCATTTTCCACATAGTAATCAATAATCCTTCAGCATCGTCATTACTCCACGATACACCATTTCCGGTTGAGATTTAGCCGACACAATATATTTGAATGTTGGGATGCCCTTATCATTAAGCCGTTGCATCCCATATTTGAAAGGTCCGAATATAGGATGGTCTTGTATGTCTCCGTCATATTTGTGTTTTTCTCCCCAAATATCGTATTTATTAGCCCATATAGCAACTGCTATAGGGTAGTCTTGTTCTTTTTTCTTTTTTCTATTGGGCCAAGTATTAGCACAAATGGCATCTACTAAAAATTTCCAAGCGAGTTGGTGGTCTAGATTAGCCCCGCTATCTAAATGTCTATGGTCAATCATAAAAATAATGTAATTCACCTTTCTTTTCTTCATATCAGAAATCCATTCTTTCCAATAGAATGATTCTCCCCCGACATCTGCTGATTTTAGAGTATGGATTTCTCCTTCAATTTTTATTGTTTTTCTAGTTCCTTTATGAAGGCCGACTGTTCTTTTTTTAATTTCAGGAACTTCTCCTCTAGTTCTAAGTTGATGATTAAGAGTTGTCTTTCCTACCATAGTTGCCCCATAAATTCCAAATTGTATGGCGTGTATTCTTTTGTAAAATGCTATCGCCGCTTCTGTTATTACAATAGCGAAACCTGCTAGTACTGACACATTCAATCACCAAAGGTATGTGACCATGCAGATTGTAGGCCGTCTAAGCACCATCCTAAGATATTGATATCAAATACTCCTAATATATTTCCAATTAGAAATGACGCTAACGCCGCACAACTTCCCCAAAAATAAGCCCTAAATCTTAGAAACCAAATATCAGCAGAATGCGCTCTTTGCAAATCATATGCCATTGCGCCTTCATCAAAGCCAGTAAAAACCATGAGGCTTCACCTCATCTTTCAATGGCGGCCAAAAACTCATTGCCTACGCCTTCGGTTTCTAAAGAGGAAACTAATTGAGTAGGTGGAACATTAAAGGTATTACTATGAGTCTTTAGGGTCTCTCGTATTTTTCCCTTCTGTTCTTCTTCCTTTCTTTTCTGCGCCCAAAAATGATTCACTCTTCTATCTAGCAAATACATTTCAATTTTTTCATTAAGGGCTAAATCAAATACTGCTTTTAGAATCATGATGGCCCCTACTGTAATTAGCCCAAATAAAGTTGCGTGGGCTAAAGTCGTGTAAGGGAATTCTGTTCCATAATTAGCATAAAAGAAAACATTTGCTCCGCTAACCGTCCCTACGAATAGGATAGTCATAACTAGGCGTGTATCGTGTTGTAGTGCTGGCATAAAAAAACCTCAATTAAATTCTACGGAAACTGCATGTCGTGTGGAAGCATCAGGGCTTCCCTCACTATTTGCAATTTGCAAATAGAGTCCTTCTCTAGCCAAAACTCCGTGCATATCATATTCTAGATTAACAGGACCGGATGGTACGCTAAACACAAACCTAGCCAATTCTGTATTATTCGTTAAGGTAGAATCTTTTGAATCCCAAACCTTTATCGTAATTACATCGGGGCCACCGGCTTCTGCCGCTACATGTATGCTTTTTAATCTACATTGATGTGCCGCTATTACTGCGCTCGCCGTTAAAACTCCACTAGACCTGCAACTATCCATATCAATCTCTCCGTATATCCGTAATGCCGATAATACTTGAAGATGTTGGTCATTCAGAATCTTCAGATTCTTCTACAACTTCTTCAGTTTTTGTCGGTACTACTACTTCTTTTACCTTTTTAGCGGCTTTCTTAGCACTTGTTTTTGCTTTTGTTGCCACCGTTTTCTTAGGTAAGAGGAGTTTAACCAAGTCTTCGCCTGTAGGAACAGTAGGAAGATTTAGAATGCCTTGCGACATTCCTAAAAGTTTCTCACTCAATTCCAATAGTTCTTCTTCATCGGACTCTTCAAATGTAATGAGAAGGTTGGGGTCTTGCATTTTTAGCAGACCTTTTAGTGCGGAGATTTCACAAGAGTCTTCCCTTGTTATTTCTTCTCGCCCAATTCTCAACCTTCCCATTACAGAAGACTCACTAAGAATAATCTTAGCCAATTATTTCACCTCAAATGTTTCCGTATGCTCGGATTCTAATGGTAGTATCGGTAATATCTCCCGATGCTTGGGCATTAGTACCATCCATATTAACTAGATATAGATGGAATCCGCCTTCGTAAAGTCCAGCCGCAGTACATTCTGCTGAAGCAGAGTAAGTAGCAGGTAGAGAATTTCCTGTAATTGTTACAGAAGTCAATTCTCCTAGTCCTAAAGAACTAGCACTAACTACTTCGCCTCCAGCAGTATATGTTGTTACTACAATAGCCGCATCCACGAAATACTCATCTCCGGAAACTCTAGGCCTTGTCTGCCCTTTATGGTCAGCCAACAATGTTACAGTATGTGCCAATTAAAACACCTCACTGAATGTTGGTAATTTTACCTTGACCCTTGAAGAAAGAACAACCCATTTCACCGATAGTACGGTAAAGTGCTTGGTTTCCTAGACGACCAACACCGAATGGGTTTCCGTTGGAAATACCATCTTCGAAGTATTGTGTAGGTTTCATAACTGCCAACCAAATGTGGTCAGTATCAAGGAATAGCAAATCGCTTAGTTTGCTAGATGCGCCTCCTGTAGAAGCCATATCCTTACAAGGAATTAGTGGGATGTCGTAGTATGTTGCAACTCTAAATCCAACTTCAGCACCCTTTACTCCACGAACTCCATTTACAGTAGGAACGATTTCCTTTCTATCCATGAATCTTTCTTGGCTTTGTAGCAAATCAGCAACCGCTTGAATAGTATCATATCCTGTTAGAATTACCTTTGGAGAACCGCCAGCAATTCGCAAGTTGCGAATCATGTTGTTAAGTAGAGTTAGAGTTAGAGAACGAACATCTCCACTAGCATATCCACTTCCAAAGTCTACTTCAGCATCTAGGAAAGAAGCCGCAGAGAATCTTTCATCTCCGTAAATCTTACCCAAGTTGTTTGATGCACTTGTGGTATCGGTTGCAATAACTCCACCATCAATAGCCAAAAGTTCTGCACGACTTGTAACAATCTTGTTTAGTGAAAGATAGTTTCTCTCGATGTTAGATAATGCAGATACTTCACCATAGTTTTCTAGTGGAGTTAGAAGCATCATGTTTTGTGCTTCTGCGTGAGCAATTCCCATATCTTCACGCATTTGCGCTCTGATGTCACCAATTCCATCATCAATCTTTGCCATTTCCATAGCCAACTCGGAGAAGTCGAATTGATGTGCAACAGTCTTAGGACTCATAAATAGTTGAGCGTAAGTAGGAGCCATAGAACCTAGACCGTCTGCCGCAGTAGAAAGTCCAGCGTTTTCTGCTACACCACCGATTTCGTCAAATTGTGCATCATCAGCACCAATTCCACCGCCAGTACCATCTCTCTGTAGTGATTCAGCAAGTGTGTTTCCGGAACCACCGAAAGGTCGGCTTTTCAAAACTCTCCATCCGGAAGAAGTGTAAGGTCTCTTTGCAATCATTGAAAGAGCATTTACTTCACGGTTTAGCATTGACCAAACCTTTTGTCCGTAAAGAACATTGTAAAGTCCGGTTGTTGTAGAAATTCCTGTTACGCCGCTTGCGCCAGCGTCAGCGATATCGTGAGCAGTTTGTACTCCTTGTACCACTCCCGCTTGCTTTAGAATATCGTTGCCGCCAAATGCGCCACCGAATCCGTATGTTTCTGCTTCTAAGTCTCTAATAGTGTTAATATATCCTGTCATTTTATATTCCCCCTCAATTTCCAGCAAGCCTGTTCAAGTCGGCCCAACTCATGTTAGCAACATCATCCATTGACGGAATTGCCACGGATGGTGCAGTTTTGGATTTGAGAATTTCAGATGTTTCCGAAGAAAATGACTTTCTCAATTCAGCCAATTCTTCTTTAAGTGCGCTAACTTCAGACTTTGCATCATAGTTAGCCTTGGAAATAATAGTTTCTCTTTCTGAAACTTCAGACTTAAATCTGTTAGCGAAAGTCTTTTCTAAGTTTCCTAGAGCAATCTTTTCTAGTTGTTCTGCTTTGTATTCTGAATATGCTTTCTCGATTACATCAGGAGAAAGGTTTAGTGAAGTAATTTCACCGTTGTCAAAGGCCTTAATGACCTTTGCTTGCTTTTCTCCTACTGGCTTGCCACCACTAATTACTACACGGTCAGCAGGTTCCCCTGTTTCTCCTTGTAGCGAAGTTTGTGCCTTGTATTCTACATCCATGTATTCTGAAGTCTCTACTTCAGCATCCATCAATTCTTCGTCCATAGCCGCCGCATTCATTTCTAAGTCTGCGTCTGCCGCAGGGGATTTCTCCTCTTCTTCTTTCCTTAGAGTATTGACTTCCTCTAATAGAGTGTCAAGTTCCTCTAATGCCTTTTCTAGTTTGTCGGTCATTTTTGTTCCCTCTTTTTCTTGTTTCAAAATGTCAAATTTCGCTTCAGGATTAATTCCTTTTTCGCATATGGTGACTTCGTGTAATTCTAGTTTGCTAATTTCGCTATATTCGCCTAATTCCGAATTTTGCTTCTTAACTTTCCGAAGTGCTTGTCCCCCTATGCTAAAAGACCTTAATGTTCCTTTGCGAATTCCCCTGTTTATTTCTTTTGCTTTTTCGATGTCATCTCTTAATTTTATTACTACAAAAAATCCCACATCATCTACTTCAGTTTTCCATATTTTTCCATTTTTATCTCTATATGATTTTACTACTTCTCCTACTTGGACATTTGAATGGTTTGTCATTACATTTCTAAATTTTGCATTCTCCATGTATTTTTCTACTGCATCTTCTAGTGCTTTAAGTGTGATTAAATCATTTTGCTTATCTACGATTTCTATGCTTGCATATCCCCCAATCATTAAATCGTCTTGGCTTTTGAGAATCAGGAAATCATTGTTTTGTATAACGGCAGTTTCCATTTTCCTCAACTCTTCGTTTTTTAATTAGGTATTTAATGCTTTAGGGTTTTTCCGTATTTATTGACAACTTTGCATATTTATCGTTATTGATATTCCAAATCCCTTTATCGCCTTCTTTGTCTGCTGGCTCTTGTTTATAGCCAGTCCAAGCCAACCACATTTCTTTATCGTCTACTGGGATTACTCTAAAGTGCATTTTAGTTTCAAATTTATTCCCCTTTATGAAATACTCATGGTAGCCATCTCTTTGTATTCCTAGAGTAATATCTCCTTCGTCTATTACTTTGGAATCAGGGGAGATGGTAGTAGCGACTTCAGCAGGGAATTTCCCCGCTTTACCGAATAGGTTGAATATATCATCATCCGAATTAATATCAATAGTCCAATACATTGTCTCTTCAGATAATTTAATCGCAAATGTTAGGTTATCGTCCTTTCTAGAATATACCTTAAACTGGCCCTCCCTATATTCTGAAGGAGTTTGATATTCTTCTTCACTTAACATTATCTTATCAGAATCCGCCATGAATTTTTTCTCCTTATGGCTAAAAGTAATTCCATCTCTAGAATTAAACCATTGAGTTAATTTACCCATATTGCTATCCAATATACTATCATATAACCTTCCGACATCCTTAACTAAAAAATTATGTAGTTCTTTCACAGTCATAGGCCCTCTTTCTTTCAATCTTTGAAATACTGAAACAGTTAATTCACTTTGTTTAGTTTTCATTATGTTTTCTGCATCGGCCTTCCAAGAATTTAAATTCATCATAGCATGTTTAGACATTAGATTATCTTCTTCGAATTCATACAAAGCAAAGCCGTCCATAGATTTTAGAATTGCTTCCCCATGAACATAATCTGTAATCAGAATTCCTTTTTCTAAAGCCTTGGCCTTGAACTTCAGACTCTTTTTAGTTTCCTTAGATAGCATCTCTAATGTAACTATCTTATCAGGATATTCTACTTCGGGTATTTCTATAACACTAGAACCATAAATGGTATATTTCTCACCATTGGTTTTTACTTCGTCCACCTTAACTCTAAGTATGTCTCCTATATCTACATCCACTTTGGTATTATTTGCCTTACCTACATTCATATATTTTATTTTATCTAATTCTTTAATGTGCTTTCCTTCTCCTTCTGCCGGACCAGCACCCAATGTGTATGAAAACATATTTGATTTTGTTTTCTTTTTATCTAAGACGATTAAATCTAAATCGACAAATTTCTTCCACTTAACCCATTTAGGATTTTTCTTAGTGCCTATGTAATATGTAGAAGTAATGTCTTTAATAACCACTCCTTCAGCAGTAGGCATCTCCATAATTTCTTTACTATATTCTTCAATGTCTTTTATGCTATCCGCAATTCTAGTATCTTTCTTGGAAGGGAATTGCAAATGGTCATCCGAGTGCATGGAATAATTATTGAATAGAATGTTTATTCTTTCGGATAGTTCTTCTGAAGCCATATTTCTCTCATCATGTCTCATGATATCAAAAACATGAGCCTTTAATTCAGCATCCTGATATTGGTTCTTGAATACATGGGAAATAGTATCTGCACGATGTAGGGCTTCTTCTCCATCGAACAAAATTAATTCTGCATCAAGAATACAATCTCCGAAGTGCTTTCTCTTAATTACCTCGACTTGCCTTTCACATTTGTCAGTAATGTCCTTTTCATTGTAAGAATATATTTTTACATTGTTATCTATCTTGTGAATCTGTATTCTCATACCATCATATTTTTCTTGAACAACCCATTCTCCGCTAAAGCCTTGTAATTCTTTGAGGTCATCTATCTCAAATATTCTATACATTGGCTTATTAGGTATTATGAAATCTACTTGGGCCTTTTCTTCTTGAGATTTTTCTGCTTTTTTAATCTCTACACCTAATAGGCGATTCCATTCTTCCTCCGTGTTTTTAGATAGGAAGAATAGTTTTAGTAGAGATAGACCATTCTTAAATCTAGATTCTATTTTCTTAGAATCCTTTCCATCTCCATAATGCTCTGTAATATATAACGGGATATCTTTAGGGTCTAAGTCTAATCCTTTTAGACCAATAGTAATATCGTCCGGCTCTATATCTTTTATTGAATATAATTCATCAGATAAAACTTCATCATCGTTTCGTAGGGCATAATGAATAAACTTAATCATAGTCCCGCTATCTTCCATTAATGCTTCTAGGACATTTCCTTTGAAGCGTTTTGCAAATGGGTCTTGAACTTCGTCTGATTCGAAGCGTAGCATTTTAATTGCATTGTAGACCTTCTCGGCAGTAGGAGTTTCAGGATTCATTGCATCTTTAGATTGTAAGATGTCTTCTGCTAGGTATTGTTCTAGTTGCCCGCCCAAGTAATCTAAATTATCGTATTCATCTCTTAGGTCTTCTATTGTTTTTCTCCATCTAGAGCCATAGGTTTTAGAATCACTCTTAGCAGATAGGTAGGCCACTCTAGTCTTTTCGAAGAGAGAGAGGATTTTATCAGAAACGGATTCAGTTTCCTTCTCAAATAGAAGGCCGGTCAGTGGCATAAGGCATCACTTATAGATAGTCTTTATTGTATTAGCGTCATTTTTTATTGCGAACACTTTTACAGGTTGAATATCGGGTATGCTTCTTCCTCTTTTTGTAGGTATCTTTTTTAGATTTCTAAAGGACTCAACTTCTCTTTTTCCGTCCTTAAAATAAATAACATCATATCCTATTATTTCTTTTTCTGCCTTCTTAATCTTATATTCCTCTTCTACACCTGCAAGACCGTAGCCTTCCTTGTCTTGATTAGGAACTTTAATAGTGACATTTTCAGCCTTTGGTCTTTTGACCTTAACTTCTTCTTCATCCACTTCCAAAGGCATTCTATCTCTGTTTTCTTCTAGTAGAGTTTGCTTTGCAATTCTAGCGGCTCTAATTGCTCGCTGAATTTTTGCTTCTTCTTTTGTCATTCTTTCCGGCATTTTACTCACCTTCGTATTTACCTTTTCGTAAAAGTTTATTAATTTCACCTAGCACTTTGAATCTATCATCATAAGATATTCTACCAGCCTCTTCTGCTAATATCAACAAACTATTTAATTGAGACAAAACTTCATTAAGTTGCTTCATGTATTCCTTATCGTCTTTCTTAATATCGTAATAATCCCAAGTCATTTCACTCACCTATTCTCCATAATATCTTCAACCGTCACTTCAATGAGAGTTTCTTCGCCCTCATCATCTTGTACTTCAGTAGAATATTTTTCACCAATAGCCTGTTTTAGAATATCTTCAACCATCATATGTAATTCTCTTTCAGTTATACCGATTTCTTCCGGAAGTACATCTTCTCCGTTCCTTTCCAAAAGAACGCTAACTCTCATAGACATACTAAATATATCACTCTTTTTTATTTCTTTTTCATTGTAATAGTCCCAAGTCATCTAGAACCCTCCGCCTTCTTAATTATCTTAGCCATATCATCAAAAGACATTCCGCTTACATCGTCCATAGAGAATGAAGATGCCATCTTATTATTCATAGATGGAGTAGGACTGTTAGTTACTACAAGTCCTGACTTCATTAGAACATTGTCATTATCGTATGCTACTTTTTCTAATTGTTGTACTCGATTCACTAATTCTTTTAGCAAGAGTAATACTTCGTTTTCTTCTGTCATCTCAAGTCGCCTCCTTTCTTTGGATATACTAATTTTCGAATCTGCCTGTAGAGGGTTTCGTACTCTTTACGGAGTTTGCTGGCCGTGGCTATTATATCTAGGTTGCTCTCATCCATAGTTTTCATCTTCTTAGATAATGTTTCATCAGACTTTATTAAATCTAATTCTTTCATCATATCCAATAGTTCGCCTAATTTTGTGAAATCTTGCCCGAAGTATTCCGTAGGCTCTGCCGCCTGTAGGGTTTTCTTAAACGCTTTCTTTTCCTCTTTGTCTAAAGAAGATAATATATCTCCTTCTGCCTTAATTATATCTTCATACCAGTCCCAATTCATGTTATTCACCTTTCATTAACTCCTTTCCTTTGTTAGTTAATCGTATAACTTCTCTTTTTAATTTAAGAACTTCTTTTACCTCTTCTTGTATATCCATCAAATCCTTCTCTGTTAAAGATTTTTTATTTAATTCCATAACTACCTCTAGATTTAGGTCCGAATCTTCTTCTAAATATAGCGGAGAGTCTAACAAGCCAATAAAATAATTAGCAGTATTTTCTAAGAGTTTTTCATTTTTTCTTAAATATTCTTTCATCTGAACCATTTCTAGACCAATTTTTCTTCCTATTGATATTAACATCCTTTCATATTTAGTTAGCGCAGTTATATATTCTCCATAAAACGGTACGGGTTTTCCATCAACCATTATATTTCCTTTCACATCGTTAGGGTTGAATGTCTTAACTAATTCCTTCATTGTCTTTTTAATAGGTCTAGGCAAAGTTATCTCATGCTTCAATCTAATTATTTTTTGATTTAATTCTTTTATGTTATTTATTTGGCCGCTATGTTCGTCCATCAGACCGCTTTCTATTTTACTTCTAATGCTAGTAGAATCCGCTTTTTCTAGAATGGCTAATTTTTCTTTTAACTTGTCTCCTTGTATAGTTATAATCTGTAGTACTCTATTAGCCTCTTTAATGTCGGGTTCTAATTCTTTTTTACCTTCTACATATTCTGTTGCGGATAGTTGGCCAAGAGAATCTTCCTTTTCTTTTAATGATTTTAACTTAGTTTTGGTAGAATTAAACCTCTCCTTCATCTCTTCCAGTTGTGATTTTATTTCTGAAATTTCCCCTTCAATTTTATTTTGGTAATTTACCATTTCTGCTTCTATATCAATAGCCGCATGTTTTTCCAACTGCTTATTCAGTTCTTTTTTCCTTTCAGTTAGTAGGCGTATTTCCCCTTCAACACCACTAAAAGCACTATCTAAACTATCTTTAGAAATAATAGGCCCTTCTACTTTAATATGTGCCATTGGATTTTCCTCTTTTTTAGGCATAGTAATTTTTCTAAGAAGTTGAGACTTTATATTTTTAATATATGCGGCAATGTCTCCGGATTGCTTGATGTGGAAGGTAGGGTATTCTCCAAAGGACTCTACAAACAGTTCTATTAGAACATCGTATAAAGTGGTCATAATTGGATAAGGTTTCTCTTCTAAACCAATTAGGGACTCACCAAAAATTTCATCCATGTACTTTGTTATATTTTCAATGTCTGATTCATCTATAGTTATTATGATAATCTTAGTGCGTTCTTCAGATTCTTCATATTTTATATCCGGAGGTGGAGAGAAATATTCCTGTATTCCATGTAATACTTTTGCGCTTTGTATATTTTCCATGCTTTCTTCTATAGTAAAGATAGAAGAATGTAGAGTAGATTTAACTTCTTCTTCAAACAATGCAGTTTTAAGCCTAGACTGAACATCTTTAGGATTTATCTTTGTGTCTTCTGCGTCTTTTATATCGTCAAGGATGTAGTCTACTTCTTTCAATTTTCTAAAAGAATACAGTATTCTTTCTAATTTCAGTTTTGGAGTACCGGCCCCTCTAATCGAAGAACCTAATTTATTTAATCTAGTAGCCCTAGCCTCAAAAGTTTTATCTTTTTTCATAGACTCTAAAACTTTTAGTGCAGAAACATAAGTTCGATAGTTTGAGTTTTGGGACTTAATATATTCTTCTCTTCTTTTTTCTGACTGGGTTTGGCCTGTTACAGAATACTTATCTTGTTTCAAAACGGCCACGGTATCACCTTCAGAACGGAATGTTTTCTTTTCGGTTGCGTCTTTTCTTAGGAAGAAGAACTACATCGGGAACATCGGTTCCTGTCCTTTTTGCCTTATGTGTAGTTCTAGCATCAACACCCGCAATATCAAAGTCCCGATTCTTTTTCACGGTTCTAGTATCTGCGGCATTTTGGGTCTTAATCTTAGATAGTTCCTTTCTTAGTCGTATTTCTTTTTGTTTCGAATCTTCTGTCATATCAACCAACTCTTCTTTCTGTTCTTGAATCTACATTCTGATTTCCGGCTTCTCTAGGAAGTCCAGTAAACCTCTTATCCGGCCCTGTCTCCATACTCGGTTTATTTCTAGTTGCCGGTGGTTGCGATTTTCCGCCTTGTGCCATTTGTTGTTCCATCATCTGCCCCATTTGGGAAGCATCGAAATTAGTTCCAGCGTAGGGGTCCAATTCTATTTCCCCTCCTTCTTCACCTTCTCCGCCACCCATTTCGTTTTCTTTAGGTTCAGGTTTGGAGAAAGTGAAATTTCCATCTTCATCCATTTCAACTTCAAATCCTAGATTTTTAGTAGAGGCCGCAATATTAACTTCTATCTCCCTTTGCCGAAGTTTTGCTATTTCATCCTCTTCTTCGCTAGGCGGTAGTCTCAAATCCCAATCAGTAATTCCAAATTGAGTAGTTAAGAACGGGAATACATATTCATTGTAAACATTCTGTGCCATTTGTACTGCTCGATTAGTTACAAGAATCTGCATACCTTCATTATTTAATCCTCCACTAGCAGTAGAATCTGCCATGAATATTTTACTAACTCCGTAGAATGCAGAAATCCTATCTCTCAAATCATCTTTAACTGCAACATATTCCATTTCTTTTAGACTATCCATAAACTTAATCCATTCAATAGAACCCTTGCCGCCTTCTGCTTCTATTCCCATTACTGGAATATAGTGAGGGTCTTGTTCCATTCTTTCTTTAACCCCACGCCAAAAACTCATCATGGATTCCATGTTTCTAGTTTGAACTGCAAGCATTCCTCTTGGCATCCTACTTTTAGTATAAGAGGCATTTACATAATTTTCCATAGCAAGTAAAGTCATAATATGGTTGTATAAAGTAAGAACTGGAGAAAGACCGTATAGCCTACTAGGACTATATTTACTAAAGTGTAATACTTCTCCCTTAATGAAATACTGGTCATCTCCTTTTGCTCTATTAACATAATGAACAGGGTACAATGAATCTCCACAAACTTCGCAACTATCATGTGCTTCAGAAGCAATAAATTCTCTATGATGAATACAAGTAAATCCTTTAGTTCCTCTTACACCATCTTCATCTGCATAAATGTGCATAGTAACAGGGTCTCCTCTAAAGATTTCTTTTATCCTGTGCATTCTTATCTTCCCATTGCCATCAATATAATATTCCTTGACAAATACAATATAGGCATCATCCATGATATTCAAATCATCTTCTAACTCTTTAAGTACATCAATGAATAACTGTTCTGACGAATTGACATATCCTTCCAGAAACTTCTCCGCATATTCTAATTGCTTTACATCGGGTAATTGTAGATTAGTACTTTCACATCTAGAACATTCTTGGACGGGCCGTTGGTGTTCTTTACCGCAATCCTGACATCTTGCTTCATAGGACTTCTCCCAAGTATATCCTCTACGGAATACTTCTTGCTTTAATTGAGTTAAACAAGTTCTAGTAATTACAGAGTTTTGCACTATATTATAGATGAGTGGTCCGTTTAGCATTTGGGCTGGAGTTTTTTCCTGTATGCCAATATTGTAGATTTCCCTATCAGTAGGAGTAGGAGTGGTCTTCCTAAATAAATTAGTCAAAGAGAATCTTCGCTTTTCTGCCATGTCTACACCCTATCCTTACGACCCGCCTATCTTTTATCAATGCTTCCTTGAGGATTATCCTTTGTAGGCTTCCCTGCTTTGACCCAACAACTGTCACAATATCCATATGGATTCTTTTGCTTAATAGTGTAGCAAATTCCACAATAAGTACTCATATTATATTGCCCTCCATATCTATTTTTGTTCCATCGGCTCTAACTTCATGATAACTATACGCATTAACTAACCATCCGGTAGTATCACTAATCCAATTAACTAAAGCGTCCTGTATGGTGTCGGTATCATCTTCTTCTTCAATTCCTAATTCTTCGGCAGTTACGGCCATTTGCTGAAATAAGTCTAATTCTTCATCAGCGTCGTAATCAACTTCAGTAATTACAAAAGTTCTTTCTTGTTGCTTAACTATCATTCCACCAATATTTTCTAATTCATCCATTATACTCATCTTACAATTATCATGCAACTTTGCTACTGTTTCTATGTCTATACCATCTTTGGTGAAATCAAAACCAACATGGTCTTTATGATTTTCATATTTCATTAGTTTGAAGATTTCATCACATCTACCCTTATACCAATCAGCCTTCTTGTGTGATTTTTTCATGCGAATTAATTCTAAAAGTAGTTCTGCGTTTTTACCCTTCATTCTAAAATGAGGTAGGCACTTATTCAGTAATTCCCCAACATCTGCTTGAGAATAAAAGTTTAGGCGATTAACAGGCCTAGTATTTTGTGGGGATTTTTGGTCTAAGTGTAAGCGACCGATTCCTAATGCTTTATGAATCTCAATCATAAATGCCTTCCCCCTATCTCCCGTCGCTACTAATCCAACTCTAGGATTCATGTTTCTATCGACTGTAATGTAGCCATCTGAATCAATGAATGCGGCAGTATAAGCATATATGTTCTTCTTAATTTCATTATCTAATTTATAATATGAACCATCAATATCGGTTATGTCTAACTTCTTAATTAGTTGAGGAATTATTTTCATCGTATTTCTTTTGTAAAGTCTAGTCGGCATACTATCTAGGATTTCTCTTGCACTAATTCCTTGGTGGCTACAAACTGCCTTTAGAATAAAATCATTAGTTTCTTCTTTTATTGTTTTACGGATTTTAGATAAGTCACTAACTTGTTTTCTGAATTCTCTTTTAGCATTATTCATAGTTTTTTGCAAAGAAGAATATTTTTTTCCATATACCATGTCTTTCTGTTCTAGTTGTGCCTCCCAAAACTTACAAATGGAATCTATCATTTTCCTTCTATTTTCTACATCCTTAATTCCGTGGATTTTTAACAGGTCGCCTTCAGTATAGCGCATTTGTTGTAGGGCGGGTTTGTATGGTTTGAGCCAATAAATGCTATTTACGCATTTGTCTAAGTGGTCGGAATATCCATCAATTAAGGTATCAATGGCCTTAGACATCTTATTCCTATGTTCTCCCTTTAGTTTTCTTCGTTCCTTTCTCATTGTCTTGATAATATCCGGAACATAAGTATCTTGAACTAAATATTTATCAGGAAAAATATCTAAGTGTTTTCTTGCTTGAGAAGCATTGATTCTAAACTCTTGACTTATTTTGGTAATGGCTTCAGATTCATCTACTATGTTCAACCCTTGAATAAAACTAGTTAGTTTAATATCTAAGGATTGCTCAATTTCAGATTTAGCATTTTCAGCCTCTTCTTCTAAATCAGCCACCTGCTCTAGTCTTTGAGCCGCTTCTCTTTTTTCATCCGGAGTTGCCATAATATCACCTTAAAAGTTCAGGCCCATAATTCCTCTTCCGGCAAACGGTTTTGGTGCTACCGGCTTATCGTCAAAGATACCCAAATCGTCTAAATGAATAAACTTCTCGCTCATAGTATAAGTGGCGGCATTGGCCAAGGCTAAACTCATTACCATATCGTCGTGCGCCCCTATGCCTTCAAACTTGCCTCCTTCAGTAATAGCAAACATAGACAATTCTTCTATCAAAGTTGAAGTAACTCGCCTACTTTCTTCATTCCCGTATGGAAGTCTCATTTTACCATTTTCGAAATTCATTTGTAGGTTAAGAATAATCTCTTGTTTTTTCTTTCTAGTGGTTGTGAAGTCATGAACATTAATATCAGATACATGCTTTAATTCTTGGGTGAAAGACTTCGCAAAGATATTAGTTTCGAACAATACTACTTCGGGATTGAAAATCTTACCTATCATTTTTACTTTCTCTATGTTCTGCCGGAATTCTACATTCTTAGCCCTATCAACATATACTACAGTTTTATTATCGTTTTCGTCTACTTCTAATACTGTGATAACATTGTAGTCTCCATCAGTAGAAATGGCAGGGTCTACCCCCACATAATATTTGAAATCCTTTCTTCTATGTGGTTTTAATATGTAATCTTTAGACTTGGCATTATCTAAGTATTCGGGATTGAATAGAGAAGTTCCTGTAGACATAGGAACACAAAGATATTCTCTAGTGAACGCAATTGTACCAATCTCTCCCTTTCTTAACATTAAGGAATTGTAATCCCATCTATCAGGCCAAAGAGGTTCATTAAGTGCATTTAGGCAGGGATAGGTTCTAACCTCATAGACTTCATTTTCTGCAAGTTGAGAATAAATATCTGTATAACTAAACGGAGTACCGATTACTCTTAATGATGCAGAATGGTGAAGAGTGGGAATCATATCACTGTAAAACCAATCAGTGACTTTCTGTATAGCAGACATTGAAAATTCTTTCAAAGGGTCGTCAATAACAATTTCATTTGGGTGAAGTCCACGAATCTGTGAGCCTACAGACCTTGCTAGTAATTCATTGCCGTTAGTTAATCGAATATGCCCTACTGACCAGCCCCTAATAGGTTTGAATTTTTGTAGCATCGGGTGACTAAAATATTTGTCAATCTCTCGCATGTGTACTAGAGTCTGCTTTTGGTTAGAAGAAATGTAAAGCATTTGGTAGCCTTTAGGTTGAAAGATTAAATTCCATATTACCCAACAGTGCATGAATACAGATTTTCCGTGGTCACGACTACAAATTAAAACTGTACGCTGAGTACTATTCATTAATTCTAACCACTCTTCCATATAATGTGGATAGAAATATTTGTCAATCCCCATAGCAGGGCCACAAACATGTTGAAAGAAATAAGGGAAGGAGTTTCTAGATAATTCGAAATCCATCTGATGTTCTAGATTAAATGCTTCGATTTCCATTATTGTTCACCTTTAGTTTTTTTGTAGTAACTACTTTCTTCTTCAACAGTAAGGGGCCTCCCTTCTTCTCTTTTAATATCTTCAAGAGTTGGTTGCCCTTTACCTTGATTTCTATACATTTCGAAATAATTGTCAATTATTGTTCTTTTACTTCTTCTATCAACAATATTTTTTCTTTTAGACTGTTTCTTTTCTCTCTCTATTTTTCTTCTTTCTGCAAGTTGTGTTTTCCTATATGTTAAGGCTTCATCTATTTTCTTCTGTCGGTCATATACATAGTTATAACCTCTTCGTAAATATTTTATTTTAGTTAGTATTTCTTCGTCACTTAATCTATAATTGGGAGTACGAAATAGTCTACTCACCTCGTCATGAAATCTCACTCCGTCTTCTTGTTTCAACACCCTTTGCCACTTTTTTATTCTTGGGTCATGAATCATCTTTTCTGCATCTTTAGCGGCAATACCTCTATCTCTCAAGTCTCTGTATTCATGCCAAAAATTCGGAACTCCGTATGCTCCGGCAATTTGATTAAATGCAACTCGCTTGTAATTATACAAGAAGTAGGCTTGCTCTAAAGACTGGAACGACATCTAACTACCCTTCCGCCATTTCTTATTCTTCTTCTCTTTGGTTTTACTTGGACTCCACTTTACTTTATCAGCCCAATATGCCGCAGACATCTTTCCACGCTTGATGTTCTTAGCATGGCGAGATTTGAAAGCCCTTCTTTGTCCGGCAGTTTGATTTGTCTTAACTCCCTTTTGTCCGAACTTGATGTACTTGGCTTTCTTTCCTTCAAAGGCCATAACATGATGTGATTTTCCCGAACTGTCATTTAATCTCTGAGGTTTATTTAATCCTTTAAGTCCCTTTTTCTTAGCCCGTTCAAGTGCCTTCGACCTAGCACTTTTAGGTTTCTTTTTGAGAATAGTTTGCCAACTCATGATTCTTCCCTCTTCATTTGGTTTTTCTTAGACTTCTTATCGTCTTTGATAGGTCCACCTTTGGCCCAAGTATAGCAAGTTCTATCTTCATGACACTTGAAATCGTGCATCCAACAATATCCTAATCCACCTTTTACATCTACGATAGGCATACAATCTTTCATCCTTGGACTAATATCAAAAGCGATGCAATTAGAACACTTAGATTTCTTAGCGGCTTCAACTGATGTGTCCCAATGTTCCGCTACCTTCTCCCAATAATCAGCAGGTTCATCTATATTCAAAGGACCGTATTTTATATCCTCATCCTCGATAGCGGCATCTCTATTCTTTGTGTTTAGTTTTAGATTCTTAGTTGCCGGAGGGCAAGTTAATTGCTTCAATAAGATTTGCCAATCATTCATCTTCCTCATCCTCTTCTTCCTCTTCAGGAAGCGGTAGTCCATCTAAAAGAATATAATCTCCACTCTTATGTTGAACAACATTTTCCATAGAATCTAACAGTCCTTCTAGTTCTTCTCCGGACATCTTAGTTGCTTCTTCTAGTGGTTCTAGACCCGAAGCCCCTCCTTCTTTTTCCAAAGTAGAAACTATTGTTTCTTCTGCACCTTCAGACTTTTTCGCCCGTAAGTGTTTGAAATCTTCACCAGTAATTTCTCCATCACCGTCTGCGTCAATGTTTTTTTGTTTTCCATACAGAATCTTTTCTGTCTCTATTTTTTCTGTTCCGCAATGTGCTTTCAATACTTTTTTCCAATTCATTTAATCCTCTCCTTTAACATGCCCCACAAGTAGGTCGGCACTTTCTTTTTTTACCTTTAGAAGCATCTTCTCTTCCACAAGGTTTTGGCCCACTTTTATTACCGCAGGTTCCGCAAGCAATCCAACCGCCTTGAGTTTTTTCTCCTTTCTTTTGCTTTCCGCCTCTTCTATTAAACCAAGCATGAAGACCGCCCTTTCTTTCTTTCTTAGTATGGGGGTCTGCCTTTTTGACTTTACCTTGTCGGCATCTAACAATAAATCCGGATTTGTATGCGGAACTTTTCATCCCGTATTTTTCATCGGCTAGTTTAGCACATCTATCCTTTTTCTCGCCTTTGCTATTGTGAGTAGCGGTAGCCTTTACTTTAAGAATATCTTGCCACATATCTCTCACCTAAATTGTGCCTTCACTTGATATACAATTTCTTCAGATACTCCTAGAGATTTAGCAATATCAGAAAACGAATTAACTTCAGTAACTATTTTATCTACTTCAGAATGTGACAAATCAACATGGAACTCCTTATACATCTTAGTAATAACTTCTTCAGAATGTTCGATAGTCAAGGGTCTAAAAGCATAAACGGCTTCCAAGCCCTTTATTTCTCTAATAATATCATGGGCTTTTAATAAAGATTTGAGAATAACTGGTAGATTTTCTGCCCTTCTCAATAAATCCTTTAATTTGCTAACTTCGTTCTTCATCCCTGCTCTTTCAATAAGACCTCTATGTTTCATTAAATAGGCCGGTAAAATAAATAGGGGAAAGGGTTTTCCTGAAGCATAGTCTGTACGATATTGTTTTTCTCTTTCACTAATTAACTTCTTATTGAACTTTCTATCTCCAATTTCTTGTCCCATTTCGTCATATAAATATTTAATTATAGCCGCCATATGGTTATCATTTTCTTCTTGTAAGTCAAATAAAGCAGTAAGAGCAGTAGCGGCATCTTCTCCCTTTTGAGTTAATTCCATATCTAGCCCACCTTCTCCGCTAATTACTGCGTTAAGGAACTTGTAGATAGCGGTAATATGGGACTTTTTCACTATGAATCTATTATTTAAGATATTAGAATACGCAGTACCCGATAATGTCTGAACGCCTAAATTGGATGCACCTGCTGAAATTCTAAAAGCCCCTACTGATTTAACGAAATCTACTTCTGCTATGGGTAATTTACCACTATAACTAGGGGAGAGATAATAGGCATCAATAGCCTCTAATAACTCCTTAAATGCTTCTCTAGCCTTTTTCATTTCGCCCTTATGCCCTGCTTGCATAGGGGCTTCCGAAGGTAGGCCTTCTTCTACTGAAAAGTTTCGTCTAACGCTTTTACTAGGTAGCATCGGAGGGAACTCGAATAATAAATTTCCTACTGTTTCTAAAAATTCTAATATGTTAGAAGTATTGTTCTCACCATCTACGGTGCTTCCTTTAGGAAGATGCTCTATTATATTGTGAGGTAAATAGAATTCAGAAATATCCGATGTAATAGTTTCTTTCATTTCCTCAATATCTTTCTGTATTCTAGGAGACATTAGAACTCCTAAATCCGAATATTGGGCATTCGCATTTTCAATAGACCCTATAATGTAGTCATGGATTTCTTCAAATCCTTTCTTAGTAATGGCTATTGTCTTTTTAGATAAATCAGATTTAGGGGAATTGAAGTAATAAGATAGTAAGGGGTCTACTTCCTTTCCTTCTCCTTCTAAAAATCTTAGGAGTTCATCGTCTTGAGAACTATTTGTCAATGTGGGGTCTATCATAGAAAAATCTTGGCCATCCGTCTTAGCGGCAGTTCGTAACTCCATTTGCATTTGGGAATTAACATCCCCTGCTATTTCTCCAGTCTCTTTCTTTTCTTCTTCTAATATCTCTTTATGTAAATTGTAGGCGGTTTCTAAACTAACTATATACGAATATGCCCTACCTAATGGTACTGAAGTACTTACTGTAACTGGGTCAAATCTATGCACATAACTCAAATCTTTGTCCTTGAATTCCAAAAGACTAGATAATAAGTCATCCCATTTAGCATCTACCTCTTTGCCTTCAAACATTTGTTCTAACTGTTCCATCATTGGTTTCATTAATATATTTTCTAAAGCATTTTTAAGTTTTTTATATTTACCAGCAACATCTCCCCAATATTTGTAGATGACATCTCTATTCTGTACGGAACTTAGTGGTAGGCCCCCAAGGTAACTATCTATTTTAATAGCCTTAGTAGATTTTTTTCCAGTAATAGCATAAGCCTTGGTTTCATCTATTGCATCTAATAAAACATCCACATTATGTTGTATTATAATATCAGAAGGGGTGACAGGGGGATTATTTTTTAGGGCCACCTGTATAACCTGTAGATTTTTTTCTAAAGCAGTTATGTCCTTTTCAGGATTGTTGGTAGTAGAAAATAATCTAATGTTTGTTGGTAGTTTTCCCTTTAAGGCGGTGGTTTTAGTAATAGTTTTGTTACTCTTCGTTTTGATTCTTACGCCCTTCAGAGCCTTTTCGAACATTTGAAATGGACTATCAGAGCGACTAATTTTATCTTTTAGTTCTTGGATTTTAGCATCTGCCCCTTCTCCAAACTCTTCCCTCATGTCAGCAAAGATTTCTGCCTGTTCTGTTTTTCTTTGGCTTTTAGGGAGTCTAGATAATCTATCTGCAATTTCGTCAATGTTCATGCTTGGACCTCCGTAACAATGTTCTTGTCTAGTAGTTTATTTAATAACTTCTTCGGAAGTTGGCCTTTACCGTCACCGACTCCCTTAGAGTTTATTATCTTGCGAAGATTCTCTTCAAAGAAATATATTAGGGCATTTCTATAGGCAAGTATTCTTCCCTGTATAGTTGATTCTAATTCATCAATTAGTTTTCTTTTATCCTTCGCCTTATCTATCCTCTCATAGAACCCTAAAACAGAATCACTTCCAGTACTTCCTAGTAAAGAATCTAACTTAGCAAAAAATGGAATTAGTTTTTTAGGACTTAGTGAAGATAATGTAAGGGAGCCTCCTAGGGGTTCTCTAGCCGTTTTTACTAGAGGATAAGAAAGCATTAGTTGTCTAAACCCTGTCTCTGATAATAAAGAAGCAACAGATGAAGAAATCTCAAGACGAGTCAATTCTTTTTCCGGTAAATTACCTTTTAAGTTACTAAGTAAGTCTTTAATTTCAGACGGCACAAACTCTTCTATTTCTCCATCCTCTTCTCCGACTATTTTGAATCTTCTAAGTGAGCCTATCATGACTTCTTCGAAATCTATAGTAGTTTTATCCTCTAAAATATCTCCCACTAATAATTCCTTAACTCCTATATTTTCTATTGCCTCGTCTAATACTCTTTTCATTTTAGGAGATACAGTAGTAGACATCTCTTCCGCATTCGCTTCACTTATATCTTCTATATCTACTTGTTTCATGAACCATCTCTTGAAAGGTTCCGGTTGTTCAGGAACTTCCTCAGAATCCAAATCAATTTCTATTCCGAATAAAGGAGTGGAAACTTTTCCAGATTCTTCATTGAATACTTTCATAGCATCTTCTAATAGTAAAGGCCTTAATTTACCAGCATCAATAATCTCCAACTTTTTAGTTTGTGTCAATAAAGTATCGAACCAATTCGGTCCATCAATGGCAGTAAGTAATAGGCTCAAATAGGGGTTTGTTCGTAAACTCCCCCCTGCTTTTGTAGGGAATACTAAGTCTTGTACCAAAGAAGAAGATAGGGTAATTTCTTCTCCTCTTTCTGTAATTTTCATATCTACTCCCTTTGGAATAAATATAGAAGACTTGACACCTTTGGTTTTACTAACAGTTTCTATAAATTCTGTAAGCATTCGGTTATCAAATTGATTTACTTCATAGAATTTAGCATCAGGTATGGTTAATTTTCTACTAACTCCGGCAGATTCTATTGTTGGTACATATGATTTAATTTCTACTAAAATAGGGTTCAGAATCTCTTTGAATTGTCTACCATCTGTTATTGCTGAAAGTCTTCTAAATTCCTCGGCATAGGTTCTGAGAGAAGTAGGTTTCATCCTACCCATACTGCCTTCGCCGGTAAAATCTATATTTCTGTCTTCATCTAAGAAGAAAGAGTTCCAATTTTTCATCCATTCTCCTACTGTTAGATTAGGATAGTGGATTACCCAAGACCGTTCCTTAATTCCTAGCCAAAGTACTTTTCCTTGGATAATTTTAGCAAATTTTTCTAAAAGTTTCTTAGAAGGGTTTCCAGCCTTAAAATATAATATGCTACCCTTGTCTATTTTCTGCAAATCTCTCTGCAATTGCCGTAAATCTTCATCTCGCATTATTTTAGGGTATTTTTGCGCCAATTTCAAAAATTCGTCGATTTTATCGGTATTTCCGCCCTCTTTTATCTCTTGAGCGAGAGTATTCAGTTTTACTCTAGGACTATCCGCACTTTGTCTCTTTTTTGTGCCATATCTTTCTACAAGTAGGTCCATTTTTTGCTTCATTGGCGCAATATCCATGTTTTCCCTGAATCTTGGAGTAAATTCTCTAACAAATCCGTCCTTATCTTTAGAATATTTATCCAATGCTTCGATTAATTTGTTAAAATCTCTTCTTTTTTGGTTTTCTGTAGGAGAATCTCGCATATCATCAAGAATTGGCAGTTGAGTTTCTAAAATATCTAAAGAAAATGCGGGAGAAAGCATCCCTTGGACTAAATCTATGGCAGTTTGCCTCTTCAATAACTCGGTCCACATGAAAACTCACTTAGAATCCCTACTTCCACGCCTTCTAATAATTATTTTTGCCGACAATTGGCCCATTTTTGCCCTAATTGCCTTTAATTTTTCTGAAATAGTGTTAATTTTTAGAGAAATCTGCTCATCCTCTTCAGAAGTCTTTGCATTTTTTCTCGCTATACTTAGTTTGGAAAGTTCGCCCTCTATTTCTCGCATTTTCTTTACCATACTATCCATTTTTTTCTGCAATTCCGAGTCATAATCTGTAACTTGAAAGCGTTTCCTCTGCTCTCTACGGATTCTTTTCAGTATATCTTCCCAACTCATTGTAATTCCTCCTAGATATTATATTCTAACTCTCTTGTAGAAATATGTATTTCTTCTAATCTCTTTAGCCTATCTTGTAAATCAGCAAATTCTTCTTGCGCCCTTTCCATATCTTTTTCTTCAAGAATAAGAGTTTCGATATACTTTAGATGTTCATATAAGTCTGCAAATCTATCAACGCCTAGTTCCATAATCACTTTGATGTAATACCTAACATCGTCATAGATGTCTTTCTTTAGAAGATTTTTCCAACTCATTGTAATTCCTCCTAGGCATAATCCTCTAATATGGTATCAACATCTTCAGAATAATTTTCTGCAACTATATCCCAATCTACATCATTAATAGAATCTGTTGAACCATCATAATCTTCCCTTTCTAATTCTTCCATAAAACCTTCCATGTGCATCATAACATTAGGAAGCCAATTTGCCAACTTATCCATGAGTTCTTCTTTTTCATATCCCGACATAACTAGAGATTCAATATATGCTAATACCTTTCTATAAGTCTCTTCTTCATTCATTATCCAAAGTTCAGCAGAACGAGTAGCAGTATCTATTTTTTTTCTAATGATATTTTTCCAACTCATTGTAATTCCTCCTGCATCAAATTTCAACTACACTATCGTAAGCACTTTCAAATCCCTCATCATCTAAGGCAAGGCAATTCCTACAAGAATAGCCCTCAGAGGGTTCATTGGGTCTAAAATTATCATCACTGAATCTTCTAAAATCAGATACATAATACTCTGCCCTGCCTGTGCAATTAGGAGAACGCCTTATGTCACACCTTAACTTTTTATCTTCTTTCAAAATTTTCTTCCAACTCATTGTAATTCCTCCTGCATTTGTTTCTTTACATCAAGCCAAACTTCGGGATGGTTTTGTGCCAATACCTTTTGTACGACTTGCATTTGGTGAACGATAATTGTATCTTGTCTACGGTGAACCAACTTGCCCTTGAACTCCATAATATATTTCAAACTTTCACGAACTTCTCTAGCCAACTTAACCAAAGCATCTAGTTCTTTGTGACTTAAATCATCTTGACCAAATAACTCATCCACCTTAGCATCCAATCTTTGAACATTCAGACTTAACATCTCAATCTCATTGACTTCTTTCTTTGCTATGATATTAGCCGCAGACTTCTGCACTAGTGGAGCCAAGTGGTTTTTCATGTGCCTTTGTACTTGTGTCTTAGAAATGCTTAGAGTTTCAGCAATGGCTTCTGAAGTAACTTCTCCGGAACTCAATGCTTTTTCATAGTGACTTCTCATAGGGTCGGTACAAAAACCACATCTAGGATTGCTACTGTTTTGATAATCGCCCATGTGATTTCTTTGGTGTTGGGCGGCAGTTCCGCTTCTCCAACCTTCTCTTTTATCTAAGTCATCACAAGATATTGACATAGAATCTATTTCAGATTCCAATTCATCTCTTGCCTCATGTTGGCAAAACTTACAACGCTTGCGGGTTACTGTCATAATATCACGCCTGTTCAATTAAATGAATTGTATATTTAGCCACCTGTTCTAGTTGAGGTTCAGTTAAAAGGTTAATATCTTCTGTTCTATTAGGATGAACCCCACCTCTTGTTGTAGGCCTATCATATTTCATAACAAGTTTTTCTATTTCTCTACTTATACTTCCTATTTTAGCCCCTCGGCTAAATTGGTGTAGTCTAGATAATTTTGCAGACAACTCTATACTTTTACCCCTATTAACCAAATTTTGCATATAGGGTCGTAGTTGTTTTGCAATTGCTATAGGTAAATCATATTCTACTAACATTGCCAGCCATTGAGGATAATTCTCTGTACGCTTTACAATATCTAGCCAAGATTTAGCAACCGGTACTCCTTCCTTTCTAGGTCTTTTATCTACGACCTTACCATGAATGTAGAATCCACCGACCTTCTTCTTAGTGGAAGCGAGATACGCCCTTTCTACAATGGCAGGTGAAACCTTAACAGTAAATTCCTCTACATCTCCAGTCACTTCTTCTTCAGAAAATCCACTCAATCTTCTAACTATTGCTTCTTCTGCTTCACCAGTCACGCCAAACTTTTGACTTGCCAATTTTCCAGCAATTGCCTTAGCATTAATTACTCCCTCTTTAACTAAAGCCGGAGTTAATTGGCTTTCTAAGAATTGCTTAACCTGAGACAACTTATACAATTCTTTAGGATTAGAAACTCTAGTAATTTCAAATGTAATATCTGCCTCTTCTAACTCTTTAAGTGCATCTTCTAAAATATATTTCAATCCTTTTGGACTCTCTTTAGAATATACTACTTGATGAGGAGGAGGAGTAGGGGGGTTGTTTACATCATAACTATACCAAGACTTAGGAACTGGGGTGTCGCCCTTAAACTTCTTACTATATTTTACAAACTCCGCAGTTTTCCAATGCCCGTAAACTTTTCTCTTACCTATGTTTTTTCCTGATTTGTCATATATGTTGATGTGATATGGTATCATGGCAGGGTCAGCCTTAGTACCTTTAGCCGCATCAATAAATTTCAAATATGCTTTAAGATAATCTATTTCTTTTGTTCCTATGAAATCATCATAGTCCATAATTTCCATAAGTCTTGGCAAATGGTCTCGATGGCCTCTAGAAGCACCTTCGATTGTTTCCATTCCAGTTCGTCTTGTGACAGTGTTGGAGGACTTAATTCCGTGTCGTAGAATAAAATCTACTCCTTCTAATTCCTTCCATTCCTGAAACTCTTTGAAAAAATTAGTAGACTTCAATTCCTGTTGAGCAGTATTGCCATTCTTAGTCTTAGTCTTTTTCTTCATCTTTGGCATTTTTATTACCTCCTATTCTGCCTTCACTAAAAAGAGGTTTATGAGCCGCACTACTTGTAGTTACCGTTCCAGCAACCTTTTCCATTTCTCCATTCAAAGAATCTAAAATTGTAGGGAGTACTGATTGTAGGTCGTAGACATTCGTATTAAAATCGCCATAATTTACCCTATATGCCGAACCGCCCCTTCTCTTAACTGTGATTTTTCCCCTATCAGAATCCAAAGTAAAATTGTCCCCTGCCCTACTGCTACCACCTGAAATCTCCCCACCGATTATATTTTGAATGTTTTGTAGAAACATCCTAGGGGTCATCATCTTTAATACATTTTTCCAAGTCATTTCTTTCCCCTCTCTAATCGGTCTTGTAATTGAATAAGTTCCGGCATAATTTCCATATATTGTTTCAACATGTCTTCATCGTTGCCTAAATATTTTTCAAGAAAAATCTGTTTCATAACTGGGTCTCTTTTGATTTGATAATACACGGCTCTACTGTTCCTACCAGAATTTTTTATCATATTGTCTAATTGAACAATTTTGGTTCTAATTTTCTTAGTGGAATATTTTTTTTCTTTGAGGATAGTTTCCCACCTCATTCTTTATTCCTCCTGAATACTTTAGCCCATGCTTGAGCCTTAGTTAAAGTGGTAGTCTTTTTCTTTTGGCCTGTAACTAAACAAGTACCATAATCATTCTCAACTTTGTCAAGTTTAGCAGATTCATTATCTAACCAGCCCTCTAAATAATTGCATCGTGTCATATTTAATCCCTCGATGTAAATGCCCTTCCGCTTCCCATTCTAGGAGGGACTTTTTTATTTGCATTCCTCGTCCTTTCAATTAAGGGGTGAGTTTTTAATTCCTTTTTAGGAACAGGAGGAGTAGCGTCTGCATGTTCTTCTCTCTGATGCCCAACCAATTCTTTTAGAGAACTGTATTTCTTACCACAAATAGAACAAACTTCTTTTTTGTGGGCATCAGATGGAATATATCCTATTTTAACAATATCTTTCCATGACATATTAATCACCAACTAATATCTACGCTCTTGATATAGAATTCACCATCTTTTCGCCCTATCTCAATATCAGCCTCCGGCATGATATACGAACCCATACTCACTTTATCCAATTTTTCCACTTCTATATTTTCTGAAGTTTTCAATTCTAAATCTAAAGCCAATTCTTCTACTTCTTCTCCAATATCTTCAATAGAAGAAATACTAACAACAACAGATTGCACACTAGGTTGATTCAATTCCAAACCATCTCCATCAACTTCAATACTCATACTCCAATTAACTGTTACACTATACCAATCAATATCAATATCAATATCAGAACCACTTCCTCTATAAGTAACCATAGTATTGTGATTTCTATTAGGTTTTACAGTAGTTTCAAAGGTATAACTCTCTAAAGCACCCTTCAGTATATCTTTCCACATAATATCACCAAAATTTTCCCGTATTTTTTTCAAGTCCTCGAAAGGACATCTGCCTCTCCAGCAGATTCAGAAATATCCTTTATCATTTCTTCTGCAATATCACTTATTGCTAAAAGAACCGCATCCTCCGCACTAACGGAATGCTCAAATTGCCTTTCCATCATCTTTGCATCTTCACCCGCTTTATCTGATAAATCGCTCATAAGATTTCTTATTTCGCTTTCTAATGCTTGTCTAAGAGTACTAGTCATAGTGTAGCGTTTTTTAATCGTATCTTTCCACATAAAAATTCCCCGAAATTTTTTTTCAGTAGCCTCGTATATTCTGCAAAATATCAGATAATTTATCAATACAATAGGCCAGCATTTTTGGCTTTTCAAGCGCATGTCTATCTTCAGCCTTATCACTGATTTCATTACACAAATCTTGTATTTCCTCAACCATACTTTCAACGGTGTCCGTTGGGGCATAGTTTCTATATTCGTCATCTTCTTTCTTTATCTCGTTTTTCCAACTCATTTTTCTCACCAAAATTTTCCGTAATTTTTTTTCAATTCTTCTTTTAGTATATCTTTCCACATGTAAAAATCTCCAAAAATTTCCCGTAATTTGTTCGTCACTAGCGCAATTTTTCTTTTTTTTAATTTACTATTCCCAGAATAAGGTTTTTTAATTTACTTTTTTATTTTATTATATTTTAATTTGCGATATTTTCTTGTTTTTGGTATTGTTGCAAACTTTTAATTTGAATCATTTCGCATAGCGTTTGACTTCTTGATGTTAAGAGGCTAAAGTAACATGGTATTTAGTATTTATTAGATAATAAGGGTGCAAAAGTCTAATTGGAGGGATTAAAGAATCGTTTGTTAAAAAAAAGATTTTTGATACAAAGCCATATGGTTGTGCTTTGTTAACGCCCCGAAGGGTACTATGTGGTTAATATTGACCAAGCAGAACTGGCATAGGTTTCTGAATTATCCTCATCCGATTCATACATTATACAAACCATTTCCAAAATCTTTCTGTTTGGACCTTCGGCTACATCCCAATTAATCGCATCTCTCAATCCATGTTTTTCAACTTCAGATTTGAAAACTTCAAACTCTGCATCTAGGATTTCTTCAGATGGAATACCATCTCTTTCTCGAACACATTCTCCACATAGAACAGTTACATCTATTTCAGAAAGGTCATCCTCATAATCTGAATAATATATTCCATAATCCACTGTATTTCCACATTCACATTGCCCACTTCTCCACGACATAATCTAACTCATTTATTCTAAATAAGTAAGGTACTATCAAAGCCTAGTACCATATGGTTGCTTTGTTTTACCCTAGAAAAAAGAGGGGGGTTTAACCCCCCCCTCTCATTTAATCGCCTATCCTAATCCAATTCCCATTCCAAGCCTCACCGTTTAGATACCATGTGAAATCTTTTTGTTGAATGTGGACCCCTGTTAAACCGTTTAGCCTTTCCTTAGTTGTGTTTGAAGACCATCCACCGTTTGAAATATATATTCCATCGGCGTTACTGTATGCTATCAGGTTTCCGTGTAGTCTCATTTCAGCCTTAATGTCGTCAATTCTAAGAACTGCCGTATTGCTTTTTTTGTAGTTGCCAGCCCATGCGTTTTCAAATGCGTGACATGCTTCTCTTGTAATTTTGCGCATATCTTAATAGAGATTATTTAATTAAGTGAGGTAATATCAAAGCCTATTACCATATGGTACTGGCTTTGTAGAACCCTAAGATAAGAAATCGGGAACAGGGGCTATATTTCGCTGACAAAGGGATGCGCTCACTGAATAAGGAGTTAGTTACTTGATACTTTAACTAGTATTTCACAAGAGTCCAACTACCGTTTATTGCTGATTTTGCCACAACCGATGGTTACTTTATAGTCTTATTCCGTCATTCTCACCATGTCCCAAAGTTGCCTAGGATTTGCAATGGGGGTATTTCGTGGGTGGGAAAAAAAGCGGGGGTCTATGGAATTCTTTAAGCCCAAAGGTTCCTTAAAAAACATCTCATGGTGTTCTAATAGACCCCCTAGAAAGGGATGGAGACAGGGATGGAAAAAATGCGCTTGAAAACACTACAGACAATCTCTGTTAGGAATACGCCCTGCCCCCTTAGAATGGGCGAGAGAAAACCTTTATCTGTATGTGAACCATACAGGATGCGACGATTTCGGTAGTTGGCCCAACTACACGCCATTAGGTTTTTTTATTTGCTCCAAACTCTCATGAAGTGTGGTTATACTTCAGGTTCTTCTTCAAGAAAGTCCCATATATCTCTATATGGATTCTCTTTACTATTCAAGTAAATATCATCTCGATTTCCCCCTTTAGTTTAACCACTTCAAGTGGATAATCGGATAGATATTGACTTTGCCACTTGAATAACCCAATATATGTATTCGAATTATTAGTAAGGTAGACAAAGCCCTACCATATGGTAGGCTTTGTTAATACCCTGTAAAGGGAGCCACCCCCTAGGTCCGAAGTCCTAGAGGGGGCAAATAGCACAAAATTGTGCTTACAACGGTTGGGAAAACCGAGGATAATTATTCTTCTTCACCTACAAATGGTGCTAAAAACTCCGCACCGAATTGGTCTGCTATATTATCTAACATAGTCAAGTTTTCATCTAACATAATTGCCAACTCTTCTAAAGTATAGTTGCTCATAAATTGTATTACCCTTTCTTTCATTCTTCTTCATCTCCAACAACGGAAACACTTGAAGAATATCTCCTTGGGTTATTAGCATTAGAAATACTTCTATCAGGGAATAATTGACAACCTATCGCCACCTTAGCGTAGGGGAATAAGTGATGCCTATACATCTTCTTATTTCGGTTGGCACAATAAGATTGCCACCATCCATCTCCTTCAGCAACTCTTTCTCTATACTCTTCTATTGGCTTCCCGCCAACTACTTGTTCTTCTTCCATATCTATCATCTCAAAGTCTTGTCATTAGGGTGATTCCTGTTATGTCTAGCATGTCTTTGTGCTAGAGTTAGGCCTAGGTCAGCGATTGACCAAACTAACCTTGTGGTATCTCCGTAATTCTTTTCTGCCAATATAGCCCTAATAGGGCGACCCTTGTAAAAGGTAATTGGGTTCTCATATCTAGTTCTCCAACTCATGTTTTTTTCTCCTAGTTAGCGATATCAAATTACACAGATTAAGTTTAAGGTAGACAAAGCACTACCATATGGTACTGGCTTTGTGGACCCCGATTTTAATAAATTGGGGCCGAGCAAAGCAAAACTCGACGAATCAGCCTTGTACCTCCTCGTTTTGGTCCGAATCGGCGGCTTCTTCTTGTACTTCGTTGGAATAGTCGTAGGACTCCATTGAGTCTACATCTCCACCCCAAACTCCGGCGGAATATCTAATCATCATTTGCTTGTCAGCATGTGCGACTAGATAGTTTGCCATTTCTTCAACAGTCTCAAAGGAACATGGGACTCCCTTGTGAATTCTGCCATCGTGCTTGATATCCATAGATGCTCCTCTTTTATTCCATGTAGGTAAAAAGACGGTAGCGAAGGCAATAGCGGCCTTCATCAATTTCTTAGCCTTGTGTGAATCCCAAGCAGTTTGCTTGTCTTCAGGTAAGGTAGGTTGTGAATTGGAAAGGCGAGGTGCGCCTCCAATTGCGTTGTAGTTATTTCTTAGTAGGGGCCAAATCTCCGCCACTTGTTCCGGCGTTTCTGCTCCTCTAATTCCTGCTATCAGTCCTTGAATGCTAGTTCCTAAAAATCCGCAATCATTGTTTGCGACATAGGCTTCAATAGCACTAACTTTCTTCATTATTGTTTCACTCATAATATCATCTCCAAAAGGTTTTGATTCATCGGTTTGCTTTGCTCGACTACCCATAATATGCCACACAAATGATAAGGTATTGCTACAAAGCCACCAATACCATATGGTTGTAGGCTTTGATACAACCTTACTTATTTTACAAGACATTAATCTAATTATGGTAAGCAAACCTAACAGTAGAGATATTAGAGAATGGGTTATAGATTTTTGTAACTCATATGAAGACCACAGTTATGATAACATAACCGAATATATTGACGGAATAGTACCTTATACATATTTTGAAATCTTGAGCCTTTTCAACAATATGGGGTTGGAAATAACACATGCTCATGTAGGCACTCCTATTTGGGAAATAATGAGAATGGATATATTTTACATTTGGGAAGAAAGATTTAGAGAAGACTACGAAGAATATATGTACGAACTTGAGGAGGAATAAATATGTATTACGAAGAAGCATGCCATTGTTGTGGTAAAGGAATAACCATCACAGGGGCATATATTGCAAACTATTCTCTTGTATTTTGTGAAGATTGCGGATATGATTCGGAATATTGTCACGGTTGTTGTGACCCCTAGGGTCGCTAAAACAAAGCAAGCCACCTAAAACAACTATAAACCCCTACTCTGAAAAAGGCATATTATTAATTCATAAAAAACCATAATAAGAAATTAGATATATTTCAATTGGCTCTTATACTATATAGGGGATATAATATGATATATTTTATGGTATAGGATATAACATGTACGGGGTCAGTCTCACCGTTTGGTAATGAGACTGAAAATGAGACTGAAAGGATAGGCTTTCAGTACATCATTTATTATTGTATATTCTCATAATCTCATAATCTCATATCATATATCTATCCCACCACCCCCTTTCTATCTATATCTCTCTCTCTTAGGCCATGAGACATGAGACATGAGACTGAAGTGGCGAAATTGGCTTCAGTGGTGCGTTTCTCTTTGTCTCATGGTTTGTCTCATGGTTGTGGACTAAAGGATATTTTATGGGGGTCGAAGTTTTATCAGTAATAAATATCTAAAAATTAAGGGGGTTCATATCTGATAAGTGTATTTTTTACTTGATGGGTATGTGCGTAATAAATACAGACTTCGTGATAAAGGGCTTTATTAGATAATATGAAAGTGGATAAATATGAACTGGGAAGATTTTGTTCAAGTGGTAGAATCCTATGTGTGGATTCGTAAGGAAGAATTAGGCGGAATAGTGCAGGTAATAGATTTGCTACTAGATGCAGGTAAGAATAATGAAGACGAAAGAAGTAATGCAATTGCTTCTGTAAAGGGGCTTCTAAAGGGTAGAGAAGGTTCGCCCTTTAGACAGGGCGTAAGGTCCACTAAGCCTATCTCTGTAAAGGTCAATATAGACAAAGTAGGGAAGATGGTAGAAGAGGCTTCTAAGGTGTATTTTAGCATGGTTCCTAATGGGCTTCATCTGAAACATGGTAAGAGTGGAGGCGGAGGCTTTGCTAGTGCAGAAGAATATGCCAAGGTCGAAAAGAAAAAGGTGATGACAATGCTCTACCGAAGACATACCAATGGACTATGGGATGGCACTTTGGAAGGGCTTGGCTATGGAGATACGAATGGGCTTTTTTCTGAAGAGGAATAAGAATTGAGATAGAAGTGTAACTATTTTTTAACATAATGTTACACATTAAAGGGGCCACCTAGTTATAAGTGGGGAGAGGGTCTAGGGGTATCTTGTCAAGTTTGAGAAATACCGGATGCAATATCTTTTGTCATCAACAAACTAGAAATAGGTTTTTCGAAAAAGGCAATTTAACCGAGAGGGTAGGGGTCGAGCAAAGGGGCCGTTTACGACAAAAATATGCTCCCCCTATCCTCATCAGGTGATAAGATGAAATTCAAACAAACATATCCTAAGACATATAGATTGTTGCAATTAACTGAATTATTAGTTGCAATATATCTAGTGAATAGATTTGTACTCTAGTCGGTTTTTGCAGTAATAATAGGAAAGGTTACTCACGCAGATAGTGGACCTCCAAACCACGAACCTATTCCCGACACTTGAGGTGAATATAATGATAGAATGGATAATGAAATTTTTTACTAAAAAAGAACTTAGGAATCATAGACTCCCTAAGTGTAGCAAGTGTGGGCTAGTCTCACATAAAAAAATAAAAATAGAGTTTATAGAAGATGAGCAGATATCAACAATAACTGGTAACTGTTGTAATAGTTGCGAGGAAGAATTAAGCAGGGAATTTAATCCCCTTTGGATTCCTCCACTTGTATTAAAGGAGAAATAAATATGAAAGATATAGTAGAATTTTGCGGATATACTTCCGCATATAGTTTGTTGAATGACCACATGAATAAAGCAGAACTATCAGATTTGTTAGAAATAATTGTAGATAGTCCGGAAGATGCAAAGGATTTGGTTTTAGAAGAAGTAGAAAGAATCGCAAAAGAAGTATTTGAATGGATAGATTGGGAAAAATTACAGGACGATGCAGACGAAGAAGCCTATCAAAGATATAGGGATGGTGATTGAATGATTGACACAGACAAATACGAAGGACATACGCCTGTGCCGTGGGCTATTGATGTTCACAAAGTAGGAGATAAAGTAAGCGCAATAGTAATCGAATCCAATTGGACTTCGCATGATAATTGTGTATTAGCAGAAGTCGAAGTTGAAAACGAATACGCTAACGCAGACGCACAACTGATAGCAGACGCACCACTTCTCTTAGCAGAAGTCAGGCGGTTGCGTGAACAGAATGAGATGTTGCTTGAAGAATTGAAGAATGATGATACAGGGATGAAGGCAATTGATAGTTTATTAAAAGCAGTAGAAGATAGGAATGAAGAAGTCAAGCGGTGGAAAGGGAATTGGACTTTCCTCCGTGATTGGTTGGTGAAGCACATCAACAATGAAAAGACCAACCTCACGGCAAGGGCGTTCTCCGAGTTTTTCCTACAATTGATGGACGGAAGAGATGAGGTGATTGAGTGACTAGATACTACCACGCAACGCCTAAAGAAAACCTATCCTCAATTTTACAGAACGGGATAGAAGCAAGGTTTGGAGAAGTATATTGCTCAACGAGTGAGGAAACTTCTGCAAGATGGATATGCTTCACACGGAGAGGAAGTAAGGAGATAATCACAATACCATTCAGCAGACCTCAAGGTGATAAGCGAATGCGTTTAGGCGCAGACCACTCACCTGTCTTGACAAAAATACTTGGTGTTGATGAAGAAGGCGCATCATTTGTTTCAACTGAAACAATACCACCTAAAGATATACTGATAGACCAAATAAATGTTTGGCAGAATCCATTTTACTCACCCGAAGCAGAACAAGCGTTGCTCAAGGCGTTGAAACAAAACCAAGACATACTAATGCAAGCGGGTGCAGACGCTATTAAGAATGAAATAATAGGAGATGAAGAAGAATGACCGAATGTAGAAGAATGACTAAAGTAACAAAGGGAGATAGAATGCTTCTAGATTCTTTAGAAAGAAGTTATTTAGATACTAGCGAACCCTTTATGGCATCAGAAGCAATACAGGCTATCTTAGTAACCGGAACTAAAAAGGGTAGGAGTTTTACAATAAAAATTAATACTAAGAAATTGTGCGGTATTTTCAGAAAATCAGACAACTACGAGTTGGTAAGAAAAACCAGTGCAGGTAGGATATTTTGGAGGAGAATCGTATGAAATATAACGAATCAGATATCGGAGAGATTGTCGAATATAGTGATGATAAAGGCTCTTACTTTGAAGAAAGAATAGTCTTAGTTTATTGTCAAGTTTGTGGGGCTAGATATATCGGGCCTATCAGAGAAGCCGGAGGTTTCTTAGGGGGCCACGAAGTATTCCACACATGGGAATTCAAAATAGAAATGAACGATGAATTGGAGGTATGAAAAATGACTGAAGATTATTCAAAGTGGCATACTTATGCTGCTAGATTCCTAGACCCAACTACTGCAAGAGGCGCACCAATTTTCTGTAAAGAATGTAATAAGAAGGTGAGAACTTATGTTAGAAACCCTAAGTTTATTACTCTTAGAGATGGAACGCCTTGGAGAGAATACGATTCTAAATGGGATAGAAAATTTGGTTGTCCTTGTGGTAAATGGAATACCCCTTACTTGAACTTAACCGAAGAAGAAATAAAAACATGGAGAGATAAAGAATGATAGTATTTACAAGTTGTAATAAATTTTTTGGGGAATTAGGTTCGGGCATTCCTTGGAAAGAATGTGGTGGAGAATTAATTAGAACTACAGAATATGATAATACCGGCTCGGTATTATTTTGGTACAGTAAGTGTACTAAGTGTGGCGATTGTAGAAATGGTATCGCTTGGCAAAGGTGATTAAATGATAGTATTTACAAGTTGTAATAATTGTGGCGCAATAACAAGTTGGGTTAGTAATAGAATGGTAAATGAAACTACTTGGCCTTATGCAAAAACTACCCACAGTGTTTCTCAAACATTAATCCCTTGTTGCGGAGACAGTGCTAATCCTTGTGTAACATTTCACATGATTAGTGTAGATGAATATAATAAGTGCCTAGCGGCTAAAGTGAAAGAAGGGTTTGAAACACACCTAGACTCACTATTTGAAGAAAAGACATATTATGATATGAGGAGGAATGAATATGAGCAAAGGTAAAGAATGGGAAGTTTGTATGAGAAGAAATGGCTCAATTATGATGAAGGTAAATGTAGACCCTGTAATCATGGATAGAGATACTTGCATATCAGTTTTATACGATAGCGTTTCTTGGAAAGAGAATGAAGTAATTAAAACAATGAAGAAAAAGGGATTGAAAGACATCTTGAAACAACAGGCTAGATATCTAGCATATTATGGATATATAGAACATGCACCTCCCAACAGAAAAGAATTAATTGAAGAAAATGAGCGATATAAAGATACTTGGTCATTAGAGAAATGGGATATGGTTGCTAGAGTTTTCGACAGGCACTTCCCCGATTTCAGATTTTTAGCAGGTGAATAAGATGAATATATTTGCATTATCAAAATGCCCTGTAGAAGCGGCTCAACAAATGATAGACAAGCACATAGTCAAAATGCCAACTGAAAGTTGTCAAATGTTACACACTAATTCGCTCTATTTTTTGTTTTGGAATTGTCATGGTAGGGAACCTTCTCTAAAAGAATTGAAGGAGTTTCACAAGGAATCACATTTTTCCTATATGATGAAACCTGCAATGCTTAACCACCCTAGCACAATTTGGGCTAGACAAAACAAAGCAAATTACATGTGGCTATACAATCATGCACTTGCACTTTGCAAGGAATACACTTTCAGATATGGTAAGATTCATGGTACGGAAAAAAGAGTCTTGGATAGTTTTACCTTTTCTTATGAAGACGAAGACTTAACTCCAGTGACTATTGCTATGGCTGACCAATACAGAATCCCTCAAGAAAAACATACTTGGGAATTTGTAATTAAAAGTTATCAGCAGTATTATTTAGAAGGCAAATGGAAATTCGCTTCTTGGAAAAAGAACCGAACTCCTACTTGGTGGCCCAAAGACCAACACAAGAAAATGAAGAACAAAGAAATATTGCGCTTCAATAAATTATGGAATGCTAGTTTGGAGATGATTAAATGATTGAATGTTTACAATGTAAAGGTAATAACTTTATCAAAAGTTTTTGCCATGCAACTGAAAGATTTGTTTATGACGATTGTTGGGACTGTCTTTCTGAAGAAATGTATGAAGCAGAAATTCAAGAAAAGATAAAAATACTCATTAGTAAAGATGAGAATGTAACCGACTTTACAAGAGATTTGGCTAGGTTGTTAATTAGCGAGCCATTGATTTACGAAGAAATATGGAAATACTTGAGGGATTAAAATGGAAATAGAATTTAGAATAATAGACGACGAGAAATTACCACCGGTAATTATAAAGAAAGGAGAGAACGACAATCCTAAGATATTGATTAACAATTATCATAAGATTTGGATTTGTCTAAATAGAGGACTGATTAATGGGATATTCGAAGTGTTCCCAAAGAAGGTAACTGAAATATTAGATGCCCATTTGAGAGAACAGTACCAATATGAGATTATGGATAGAGGAGAAATAGTGGAGGAATAAATATGGGATATAGAAGTTATGTATATGTAATTACAGATATAGAAAATAAAGCACTGATAGCCGCACTTAAAGCGGCAAAGCCTGATGAAGAAGAAGAAGGAATTTTTAAGTTTTGGAATATGTCAAGTGCTAATCGTAAAACAAAAGAAGTAATGCTTTTTGAGTTTCATGAAACCAAATGGTATGAATCATATGATGATGTAAAGGCAGTAATGTCAGAAATAAATAAATTAGAAAATGATAAAACTAAATGCGGCTCTTTTGGTTATATTCAAATAGGTGAGAACGATGACGATATAACCCATTTAGGGAGTCCTTGGGATTATGATATGCACTTGAACAGAAGTGTCGATATGCCCTTTTTAGAAAGAAAGGAGGAATAAATATGGTAGGATTAAAAAATATGGAAAGTGGACTAGGAAGTTGTATTAACTGCACTGGTGTAAGAGCAAGTACTGTTTGTGATAAAAGTCACAAGCCCATTTGTACTTCATGTGTAAGAATTGTGATTAAAAATGCAACTCAAGTAGAAGTTAGAGATAGAAGGAGGTATATTAAATGACAGATGAATTATTGATTAAGCCTAAGAGAAAATTAGGCACTGGAAGATATGATAGGAAGTTAATAGAGAGGATGATTGATTTATCCGTAGCAGACAATTATGAAGATGCGGCTAAAGAATGGATTGCAACCGGTAATGTATATTGGGGAGATATTGATGTGCCTAGTTGGTGGGAAGATAGGAGAGGCAGTTGTCTTTGTGGGCATAGCATCGTATATCATTTCGAAGTAGAGAATACAGAAAATGGTGAAATGATTTTAGTTGGTTCTGACCACATTAATTCTTATCACATTCTAAAGCAAATTGCACTTTCTACAGGAATGCAAGAATCTATGATTACAGATGAAATGATAGATGAATGGATGAAGGTAAGAGTCGCTTCTATGATGCAAACTGCTTGGTGGCATAATAACGGTGAAATGTTCACAAGAATGTTTGACGCAGTTAAAGAATATGATATTAGGGTAAATGTAAGAGTTCTGAAGTGGCAATACAACGGAGAATATATGAGGAATATGCCTGTTACTGCAATACGCAAAGCGGGGAAAGGTTCTCCATCGGATTCGGACTACAAGATGGCTTCTATCGTTTGGAGATGGAACCATCCTGATAATCCTAAAGCCCAAGTAAATACTAGAGGCTACCCTACCGATAAACTTTGGACCGATTTAATTATGTTCTATTCTAGAATACAGGAATATATTCAGCAATGTGAAGATGAGGATATGAGGAATGCCCATCTTCTAAAAACTGCGGAAAGGCGCAGAATGCTAAATAGCGTTTCCCTAAACTTAATTGAAGAAGATAGGAGGGCAATGGAACAGGCCATATTTGAAGATAGTTGCGACTATTTCGGCATTGTTGGATTCCACGATTTCGATATAGAAAATAGCGAAATAGATGATTGGTCTAAGAGGTTTCTAAGGGACACAAAGCAACGGATTATTTCAGGCTATGACCTATCCACTAGACAGTTAATGAAGTTAGAAGAAATTCTAAGAGATGATACTCCCCCAACCCCTAAGCAAATTAGATATTTACTTAGGTTAGGTTATGATGGAGAAGTAGAAGGGTTGAGCAGACAAAGGGTTAGCAAATTAATAGATGATTTGATAGCAAAAGGCACAGGACTCGAATACTAACGCAGGGCTTTAATAGGTAATGCAAACTAAATAAAATAGAAGAGGTGAATTGTATGATAAGTTTAACAATTTTGAATGAAACAGGACATACTTCGCTATCCCTTGAGGCTAGTGAAGTTATAGAGCAGATTAATACCCATCCTACAGATTGGGTATTTATTGATGGAGAAATGGTGACAAGAGAGAACCTTTCTTCAGTCAATTGGGACGATGTTGATTCAGTTGTTTTGACTCCGGCAATTGTCGGTGGTTGAACCAACTCAACGGGAAGGGGGAAGCCCCTATTCTATTGGAGGTTTTTCGATGTATTTTAGAAATGCAGAAGAATGTAAAAGAGTGATAGAATCTTTTATGGAAGATTTGAGTCCTCTAGATAGAACAAAACTAAATATCGTTTTCTCCAATTTAGGAGAAAAGACAGACAGGGAAAAACAATGGAGTATGATACAGGCATTTAGAAAGTGTCTTTGGAGTATTCCTGAAGCGGTAGAAAGAGGGTTTACTAATTGGTTATTAGAAGAACTACCAAACAGAAAGGCCGCACTAGAATATCATGGGGAAATATAAATGAAAGAAAAAGACCCCGAATACGAAGAAAGCAGTTGGTCGTATAAAAATAGGATTGCGACTAAATGTAGAATATGTGGTAGGCAACTTCTCCTACCCGAAGAAATGAAAAAGGAAGTACATGCAGAATGCGATAAAAATTTAGATAATAATACATATATGATGTGATAAGATGAGATTATACATAAACAATGGAAGTACAGATAGACTAACAACTGAAATAACTATAGAAGAAGGAAGAGATTTCATACCTAATGGACGCATTTATACTGTAAGTCCAAACTGGAATGCCAAGGGAGACCCCTTGCTTTCAGGATTAAGCAGTTTTTGGCAAAAACGCATTAGGTGTAGGTATAACTACGAAAGCGTGCTTAAAATAAAAACCTACCCTATTCATATTAAGAAGAATAAGGGCTATTTCATAAACGGAACTAGAATCGGAATCAAAGGTATGTCTATGGTCTTAGCGAGACTAACCTATGCTTCGTGTTTAGAACAAAGTGATTCTAAGATGACATCTATTTTTATAGATGCTATGAATATACCCGAACAAGTTTCATATGCGTTAGAAAATCGTGCGCCGTATAGTTTTTATGAAAATTATACTTTGCAAGAAGTACGATTGAATGTAGAGCCTATTGGGAATAAAAAATATGCGATAGAGATATCTGATTCTATTTGGGGTGAAATTTCACAAAGGGATTTAGTAACCTTTGTCAATACTTATCGTGATAACCTGAAGAGAGGTTCGTGGAGTCAATTAAGCCCTAAGAAATTATATGGGAAACTTATGCAAGCAGAACCATCCGATTCAGAACTGAAAGTAATGAAAGCCTTTCTTTCCCAAAACAGAACCCAAGATATAGTCGAAAAAAGAGCAAAGGAATTAATTCAAGAAACTTGTGATTTAATGCCTAACAATTTCTTCTATTACAAGATAGATGTAGAGGAAAACGGGACTATAGAGAAGGCAGGGCTGAAAATTACTAACCAAGATAACGAATGGTTATTTATTAGAGGTAGAAAATACGATTGGATGATTCGTAAGGCGAGTAATCGTGCTAGTAGACAATCAGTAAATACCTTCGTGTATAATCAAGTAACTAAGAGGGAGAAGACAGGACAAATTAAAAATGAAGAAGGCGTATGGGTAGACACCTACGAAGAAATAACCTCCTTCCAATGGAGAGGGCCTATTTGCGTAGATAATCTAGCATTTAACGGCGCACAATCTATTGGCGACCAAATGGTAGCAAGAGCATATGCCTTCCTGAATGATTCTGTTACTATTAATTTAGTAAGTACAATTAATTCCTATCTAAACAAAAAAGACATGTCTGAAAATAGATTAGACTTTGAAGGAATGATAATGGATGATGTGGAGTCCTTGATATGTCCTGTGTAGAGTGTGGTAGTAGTAATTTTAATTTTGATGAAAGATTGGGAGAAAGGATTTGTATTAATTGCGGTTTAGTAGAAATAACCGAGATATTTGAACAAAGCGTTTCCCAATACAATTCAAATGGAGAATTAGTTAGAGAGTCTACCTTTAGGAATACCTTGGGTACTACTAATAGGAATAGATATGATGTTAGCGAAAGCAACATACAGACGGGCCTAGTTTACTGCAATCTAGTTTTGTCTTCTATCGCAACAAACCATCCTCTTAGAGATAGGGTAGAAGAATGCTATATTTCCCTCTTTAGAGGGAATGTATTTAGTAACAAATACAGTTATGAAAATAGAGCAACGGCCTTGGTATATTATGTTTTGAAGGAAAATGGGATTGCTATTAAGATGAGTGATGTTCGTAAGGAATTTGAATGTGATATGCGCAAGGTGAATAAATTAACTAGGGTGATTGCAAAACACTTTGGTAATTCCGGTGTATATGCTAGGGACAATATAGTTTCTCTTTTAGATAAGACTTCTAGAGAAGTGAATGATACTGCGGAATTCATTACATTGTGTCAAGAGATGCACATAGCCGTCAATCCTATTTTAGAAGAAAATGATTTTACTAAAGGGAGGACTTATTGTGCCGCAATATGTCTAATAGTAGCGAGTGCTAATTTAATGCAAATAAAACAAAGGGACTTGGCTAAACGAGCCGGATTTGATATTTCCACGATTCGTGTTCAGGCTAAGAAGATTCTAGGTATGTTAGGATATAACAATCTAAAAGAAATTAGTGGAAAAACAATAGGAGATATGATAAAATGAGAAAAGTATTAATTATAGGTGCAGGTGGAATTGGGAGTTTTCTAATTCCTCTATTGAAAAAGACGGGACTGTATAACATTACAGTAGCAGACCCCGACATTGTAGAGAATAAAAATCTACCCTACCAAAATTACGAAAGGATAGATGTAAATAAAAATAAAGCGAGTGTTATGTATGAGAGATATGGGCTATCGGGTGCGATTCCTCATAAGATTCTAACACTTGGTCAAATGAAAGGATTTGATTTAGTTATATCTTGTGTAGATAATCTAAGTTTACGAAGGACATTATATCGTAGCGATTTTACTTGGTTAGATTTGAGAGCGCAAGGTCGCAATGCGGCTTTTATCTCTTCAGATTCTAGTCCTGAAATGTGGGACACAATGTTGGCTGGACCTGATGGAAGTTTTTCTTGTCAAGGAGATTCTTGGGATGGAAGTAATAAAAATGTTCACTTTATGCAAGTGGCAATTGCTGGAATGGCGGCTGAATGGATTCAGCGTTGGTTCAACAAAGAAGATGTTGGGCTTTTTAAGGTGGTAAATGTATGACTAAAATAATGGGAGATGAATTAGGCCCCGACTATAAAGTTGGCATAGTTTCTACTTGGGAATTAAATCCTGAAATTACAGAAGAGTTCCTATCTGAAATATGGAAGGCTTCTACAGAAATACTTCCAAAATTGGAAGTTCAAGTTGTTATTGATAATAACGACAGGCTACACATTAGTAGTGGTACTGCTGGCTATGTTGATTTCAAAGTAGACCCAATCGGAATGAAACTTCCTATCAAGTGTTGGATTCATACCCACCCATTCGGTTCTGCGTATTTTAGCGGAACTGACATTAGAACAGTTTCTATTTGGGAACCTATGATGGAATCTGCAATAGTATTAGGTGGCAATGGCCACTATGGAGTTTGGGAAAAATTCAAACCAAAGCAATTGATTATCTATCGAGATTATGAATATGAGAGAGTGCAACTTTGGGGATATGGTACTTATGGATATGGTGAAGAAGAATGAAATTGAGAAATCGTAGAATATTAGAATACTTATTAGAAGAAGTAGAAATTGGAGATGTAGTCAATTCTCAAGAGGCTATTACTATTCTAATAAACAAGAAGGGTAGTGTTCGTAGTGGACGCTCATCTTATGTATATCGAAATATGGCATTTATTCCTAATGTTAGGGGAATGGCACATCTGCTCAGAGTTTCAGGACACTTTGAAAGGTGCGAAGATAGCCCAAGGAAGAAAACAAATTGGAGGAGAGTATCATGAAGCAATGGATTATTAGGAAGATAATTGGTTTAATGGGCAGGGTCTATGTTTTCTTAGATAAGTTTCTGACTCACGATACTAGAGAGGTTTTGGGAGTACCGATTGATGAAGACTTTCAGAAAATGTCTAGAAAGCAACTCTGTAGATATATCGAAGTCAAACTAGGTTGGGAAGATAATGACTTTTGGAATTTAGAATCAACGCAGAAGATTAGACTATGTTGCCAAGTAGCAAGATTAAATAAATTTAGTTTAGGTGAAGAAGAATGATTAAAACGATAGGAAGATGGATTGGGTTTTTGCCTCTAACAGAAGAAAGCGCAAGCGGAATAAAAAGTGAAAGTTTGGATAAAGGTATTGTTCATTGGGGAAGTAAAGGAGACACCAATGGATTAAAGATTGGAGATAAAATACACTTCGATATTAACAAGGTCGCCTACAAAAGTAGTGACTATTGGATTATTGATGCGGATTATATTTACGGGGTGATTGAATGATTTTATTTGGAGAAGAAGTAAGAGAAAAACTACTACAAGGGATTAATCTTGTAGCAGATACAGTAAAGCCGACGCTAGGGCCACAAGCACACAATGTAATCTTGCAAGGTAATCCTCCAATTATTATTAATGACGGAGTTACTATTGCTAAGTATGTTTCTCATCCGGACCCATATGTTTCTATGGGAATTAAACTAGTTCAGAACATTGCTTCTAAGGCTCAATCAAATGCAGGTGATGGAACCACTACTGCCTGTTTAGTTGCGGCGGCTCTTTGTAATGGATTGTCTAAATATAAAATAAATGATATCCATACTGTAAAGTCTAATCTAGAAGAAATTAGAGATGCGATATTACAAGGCATTGTCGAACAAACTAAAGAAATTAGTGACGAATATATTTTGCATATTGCCACAATTGCATCTAATAACGATGCCACAATGGGTAAATTAATTTCAGAAGTAATAGATGTTGTTGGCCGTGATGGAATTATTACGGTGAACGAAGGCAATCAACTAGAAACTACCTTCGAAGTTACAGATGGATTAGAAATAGATGAAGGGTATTTTAGTCATTTAATGGCGAATGACCCATCAGGTATTTGTGAATTGAAGAACCCTTTGGTTTTAGCAACTAACAAACACCTAATTAATTTTGCAGATATTCTTCCAGCACTAGAACTTGCTTCTAATAAAGGTAGGCCAATTCTTATTTTTGCAAAAGCAATTCAAGGTTCTGCTCTTAACAATACGGTAATGAATATCGTAGACGGAAGAATACAGGCTTGTATTGTAAAAGCACCGAACTTCGGAGATGCCCAACTAGATGAGTTAGGAGATATTGTTGCCTTGATGGGTGGTAAGTTATTCAGTGATGAAAACAATGACGATATCGCTACTGTAAAGTTTGAAGATTTTGGCTCTTGTGAAAGAGTAACTATTACTTCAGAATCCACAGTACTAATTGGAGGTAAAGAGAACATAGACGATAGGGTATCTTCTCTTAAATTAAGATACGAAGAAGCAACTTCTAACTATGATAAACTAAGATTACAAAAGAGGATGAGTAGGCTTCAGGGAGGAGTGGCGGTAATTTCTGTTGGTGCGGCTTCTAGTATAGAAATGAGAGAAACTAAAGAAAGGTTAGATGACGCTATTAATGCCACCAAAGCCGCTTTATCCGGTGGGATTATTGTAGGCGGAGGAATCGGACTCGCTAATGCTACTACTGTTTTAGATGGAAAGATACACCCTCAATTAGAAATGATTGTTACGGACGCATTAATGCACCCGTTACTTACCCTTGCAGAAGGAAAGGACTTAGACGCTATTGAGTTAGGATTAACTAACACACACGGTTTTAATGCTTTAACTAGAGAGAAGATGTGCTTGTCTAATGCAGGGGTTATTGACCCTGCTAAAGTTACTATCAGCAGTTTCACTGTTGCTATGTCTATTGCAATCTTATTCTTAACTACAGATGTAGCAGTATTGTTGGAGGAATAGTAATGTTCGAAGATAAGAACATTGTAAGAATGACTATTGTTTACGAAGATGGTTCTATGACCATTCTAACTAAAAACAAAGACGGTTCTATGGCGGTTAAGAGGAGAGAGAAATGAAACTTTGTCCTAAGTGTGGAAATGATTGCCTACCCTATTCTTTAAGGAGATGGGGCATGTGCATAGAATGTAAGAAGAGTGAAGTCGATGAATAAAAGAGCAGTAACCGTTACATTACCAGCCCCACATGCGGCAGAAGTAAAGTGTCCTATTTGCGAAGGAAACAAATGTAAGGTTTGTAAACTAACAGGGACCATGAAGATTAAAGTCGCCCCCAAGATACCTATTCAGAGAGCGCACATAATAAAATATGTTAGAGATAACATACACGAAGTCGCTGGAGAATTAACTAGAATGTATGGCTTAGTACCTGAAGTAGCAACTAGAGAAATAGTAGAGGTAGAGGAAGGCCAGTATGAAATCGTGCAGATTTCTAGTTTGGGAGGGGCCTGTTGGGTAGCCAATAGATTAGACTCTTTAGAATCCCCAAGATATTTTATCTCCAAAACAGATTTAGATAAATTTAAGGGAGGGTTAATGATTGAGTGATTTAACATTAAGAGGAAGAGTAGCGAGAAATGCTACAGATGAGATACAGATATATTCGGGAGAATATTGGAAAAAACAAGTTGTAGATATCAGATGGTATTCTAATGATAAGCCGACTAAAAAGGGCATTAGAATGAATCTAGAAGAAGCGACTAAGATACATACCATTCTAACTAGAATACTTTCGGAGGAGAGCGAAGATGTGGAAATGGATTAAGATATACAAAGACGAAAAGGAATTTGCTAAGTGGGCAAAGACCATTGAGAAGAAACTAAAGGGAGAAATCTTGGACGCATTCAAAGAGGCTTGGCCCTCTCTCTCTAATACTAACGAAGCCGTGAGAGGTTCCTTTGTCTATTATTGGGAACTAAGAACTAACATGTCTCAATTTCATAGCATGGCTCAACCAATGTCAATAGGCTATCTAGCATATTTAGCAGATGGGGCGCAAAGCGTAGGAAGAGAAGATATTGTAAACTTAGTAAACAATATGATTAGAAATATACCTAGAATAAATTTAGAGATAAGCAATTCTCTAGTGGCTAAAATGGGGACTGATAAGGTAGAAGTCCCCGAAGAAGGTGGGAAAGATGAAGAGGAATGAATGGATTCGCATTGGTAGAAAATTAACCAAATTAGCGAATAATAAAAACAATAGTGTTTTATATCCTTTTGATGATAAAGAAAAAGAACTGATAAAGGAAATGATTCTAATAATAAATGGAGTGATAAAATATGACGATGAAAATGATGTCGAGACTACTAGAGAGTTTGGAGGACAAGAAACCAACACAACAAATATCTTTAGTTTCCAAAGAAATTCTAAAATTTAAGGAATCGGATAGAAGGATAGTATTCCAAATATTATCTTTAGAATATCCTTCCAATAACATTGGTCTATCTAAGGCTAAGAAATGGATTGCTAAATCCGTAGACGCTTTCGAAGAAGAAATAGATTGGTCCTATAGTATGTCTAATGATATAGGATATGTTGCCCAAGAATTAGATTTACGGAAGACCAACGATAAGGACATCCCCCTAAATAGAATACTAAACATTCTTAGTTTAGATTGCGGAGGAATAACCTCGGACGAATACATTCTTTTTTCTTCATTGTTTTCTGAAATGTCTGCAATAGAAAGAAAGTGGTTTTCTCGATACTGGCTTAGGGTTCCTAGGAACGGTATAAATGTAGGAACGGTACAAAAGATGTTGGCTAAAACCTATGATAAGAAACTTTCAGAAGTTAAATCACATCACAATTTTAATGACATATCTACTTTAGTAACATATTATGAAATGGGAGAAACGCCTTCGTGCATTCTCCAACATGGCAAGTTCCTAAAACCTATGCTGGCAAAAGAAATTCCTATGTCCAAGTGGCCAAAGCAAAAAATTGTAGACTATAAATATGATGGGAATAGATACCAAGTCCATAGAAAAGGCGAAAGTGTTATTGTTTTCAATAGAAAAGGAAAGATTGTAACTCCTCAATTTCCTGACATAGTAGACCTTGTTAGAAAGTACTCTGTAGATTGTATCTTGGATGGGGAAATTTACCCCATTAAAGACGATGGAAGCCCTGCCGAACACAAAAGGATGGGGACAAGGGTACACTCTAAAGACCATGCTAAAGCAGTACAGGATTGTCCGGTAAAATGGGTTGCGTTTGATGCCCTAATGATAGATGGAGAAACTTTAACAGATTTACCTTACCACGAAAGGCTAGAGAAAATGTCTATGGTTCCTGACCAAGCACATAGAATGGAAAAGGGTGGAGATGTTTTAGCATTTTACAATGTAGCAATTAACGATGGTTTCGAAGGGATTATTGTTAAAGATGCTAACCATAAATACGAATCGGGCAAGCGGTCAATTTCTTGGGCTAAGTATAAACCTCCTAGAATTGATTTAGATGTAGTGATAACTTCTGCTAGATACGGAGAAGGGGCTAGGTCGGGATTTTTTGCTTCTTTTGATATTGCAGTAAAAAGCGATGATGGTTTTATGGGCGTAGGTTCTGTAGGAACAGGACTTTCTGAAAGAGAAATGATTCAATTAACTAGTAGACTTAGGACACTGATAGAAAGTTACAAAGGGCAGACTTACAACTTTGCCCCAAAGGTAGTGGTACAGGTTACTGCTGATTTAATTTCTAGAGATAGCAAAGGGAACATTGGTCTAAGGTTCCCACGGATAGTAAGAATAAGAGAAGATAAATATGTTGTAGATATAAATACCGTTACTGATGTAATTCAGACCATGACGGGATTTTGATAACATGATAGAACCAGAATTATTGAAGTGGGTAGAACAGTATGAAAAGGTGACAACGGTCAATTTTATGATTTTTGGGCCTCCTCTTACAGATGAGTATAATGACCTCTTAGCAAAGGGGATTAATTTGCATTTAATTGCAGAACATGAAATGCCACTACATATGATATTCATTAAAGAAATAGATGAAGAAGAAGCGAGAGCATTAGATACCTTTCAAGGAACTAATCTTTCGATAGTGCTACCTGAAAATAGAGAAGATATCTCTTCTTATGTTAGGGGAGTATGTGAACACTTTTTGAAATATGTTAGACTAAAGAACGAATTTATAGGAACTAGGATAGTGGCTAACAATGTTTAACGATGATATTTTAATTGGGATTTTTATTGGTTTAGCCAATTGTGACATCAGAGTAGAATCTAATTATAGGGCTAATCTAGGCTACACAATTAAACCTAGAATACAAATTAGAGGGGAGTTACCTTTTCTAAAACAACTAAGTCATGCTTTAGAAATGCGGCAGATTAGACCTCACCTAAAAGAAAGAGAAGGCACTAATAGAAATAAACCAATAATAACAATATCTAGAATAGGCGACTTATCTACAGTTTGTGATAAGATACCCGACTACCTAGAAGATGCAAGAAATCAGTGGAAGGATTTCAAGAGAGTTGTAGAACTAATAAAAAATAAAAAACATTTATCCTTAGAAGGATTAGATGAAATATTAAAAATAAAGGAATTGATTTAATGGGACTAACTACAATGACAAAAGATAGAACAATTGTAATTACAGGAAAACATGGTAGCGGAAAATCTACTATGGCAAGGGAGATGTTTGAAGATGCTATTATCTACTACGCTAATGATATGGAAATATCTGATATTAAATCGGTCCCAAAAGAAAGAGGAATAATTATTGAAGACATACACTACAAGCCTAAGAAAGACCAGATTCTAAATGTACTTAGAAACTATGGTGGCAAAGTAGTAATGACTTCGCTGAATCAGAAAAGTGTCCCTAGCGATATTAAGAACATGGTTAAGTTCAAGCGAGCAGGTTCTAATATATATTTAAGAAATGAAATTTCGGAACTAGCACCTAGAAGCGAAGAACCTTTCTCTTTTGAAAAAGATACTTTCTCTATTGTTCTAGATTATATGAAGGAAAGTAATAGAGATAAGATTGCCAAGATTCTAAAAATTAACAAGCCATCTGATACACAAATAATGTCTTGGCTTGTAGAAAATATTCATCCGAATAGATTGATATTCGTAGACGGGGTTGTTAAAAGGAGATGGCCCCAACATTACTTTTATGAAATGTTAGCCTATACATACCAAGGCAGAAACTTTAGTAGGCCAGCATATCCTAAAAGAAAAGCATATTCAAAAATACCTTCTCTATGTAGAAGGCTAAAACTAAGAAGCGGGGATGAAAGACTTCTTCGCCAATTATGTAAAGACGAAGACTTTAGCCGTTGGGCTAAAACTAAACTAAACAACAGTGAGTGTAGATTACTCGGTCTTGGTGAAAAGAAGATAAGAAAATCTAAACCTAAAATAAAGATAAGTAAGTTGAGTGATTATTATGCTATGGACGGAAAAATATAGGCCCGCTTTACTAAGCGGAATAAAGGGACAAGAACACTTCGTAATGGATGCGGAGAATTGGGTAGAATTACAGAACATGCCAAATGTTTTATTTTACGGTACTTCAGGTACAGGTAAAACTGCGGCAGGTTTGGCACTAGCCAAAACATTACTTGGAGAAAATGCACTAGATAATTTCTTTGAGATTAATGCTTCCGATGATAGAAGATTAGAAACCGTTAGAACTAGAATTAAAGAGATTGCTCAAAGTGGCAAACTTGGTAATGTTCCTTTCAGAATAATTCTATTAGATGAAATGGACGGAATGACAAACGATGCACAAAACGCACTGAAAAGAATTATGGAAAGATATTCTGAAAATGTTCGTTTTATTATTACTTGTAATGATAGAACCAAGATTATATTTGCACTACAAAGTAGATGTGCAAATTATCATTTTAAGCCATTATCTCCATCGGTAGTATCTTCAATTCTTACCGACATATTGGAGAAGGAATCAGTCACCAATACCCCATCTGAATCAGAAATGCAGGGCTTTATAGGTGTATATGGTGGTGATTTAAGGAGGGCAATAACCGAGTTGCAAGCCGCAATATCATCGGACAAACCCCTCAATGTGCAAGTTCAAGAAGGACTACAAGAATATGAAAATATAATAAATGAAATAATCAATAAAAATGCTAACATTCTTACAACACTACACGACTTACTTTACGATGGAAAAACCGTAAAGGACATTTGTGTATCTTTACATGATGTTATCATTAATGCTACATTGGATAATAGTACGAAATATAAATTTTTGAGAGTGATAGGAGAAAGCGAATACCGGTCCACTACCATGACACCTAGAGTTTTAATCTCTTGGATGGTAGGACAATTGATATGAAAAGGAGGAATCTGAATATGGATGAAAAATTAAAGAACGAAATAGAGCAAGGAGCAAGTCTTCTTGGACTTAGTGCGGAGGACGCACTAGCCAAGTATGAAGACATTTGCAGAGAAAACGGGGTAGAAACAAACAACCCTATTGGACTTGGACTTTGGCGAAGTCATGTTGCACAAAGCCGAAGGCAGAAGTCTAAACCTAGTGGTGGCGGAAGCAACCAATTGTCTAAGAAGGCATTTGGTTTCTTTATCTCACTTGAGTCTCCTAGAGACACAATGGTTTGGAACAGAAACAAGGCCAAGGAAGAATACGCTAGAAATGCTGATGCGGCATTAGAAGCAGGGCTAATCGCTACTGCTGAAGAAACAGATGGTGGATGGAAAATCCTTAGAGTTTTCAAAGGCGACTATCAAGAGAGAATCGTAAAAACTCTACCGGAAGGTGCAGAAGAAATCGAAGGCAATATGATTATTCCTTTAGATGCTACCGAAAGATATCCTAACGGCGGGACTAACCGAAACTTTGGAAAACCACTACCGGCACAAGAATTCCGTCGAACCGGAGTTTTCTATGGAATGGTTGGAGACAGTGTAGAAATGAAACCTTATTTCTTTTCTTACAAGAAAAATGGTTGCCTAGACTTTGCGCCAAATTGTTTTGAATTCTTACATATGGTTGTAATTAAAAATGAGAACATGGATGACATCTATGGATATACTGAAGTTACTAAGTCTAGTTTAGTTATGAATGCAAATCTAGACCCTGAAAACTCTGACTATAGAGACATGTCCGACTTCGATTATGTATCTACTCTTACAGGAGTATTCTCTGACAAGATTACAGAATTAGTAGACATCGACAGGCAACATGGAAACTTAGCCATGCTACCTGTAAAAGAGAGATATGTAATTACTGACGGTACAGTTTGTAACATGAACATGACTCCGTTTGGAAATGGAAACCGTGTTCTAAATATTACAGATTTGAATGCAGAATTCGATTATGAAGGCGGAAACAACATGACAACATGTTGGGTTCCTGAACATATCGAAATTGATTTCGGTATCGGTAGTAACATTATTGTTATTGGTAGGACTTCTCAAAGACAAGGAGATGACGGGCCGGAACCTGTTACAATTAATGTATCGGGTATTCTAACTGTAGAAAGAGTCGGTTCTCCTGTAGAGATTGAGCAGACTGAAGAAACCAACGACGATTGGTTTAGTTGAGTTCCAAAGGGCATTTTGTTGTTGTCCTTCAACGATTAGTGTAAATATATTCTAATGGGAAAAGAATGATATTCGAATGGGTGCGAAGCCCATATTTTTTATGAGGAATTATAATGAGTGAATTAATAGATGAAAGATATGTTCTGAAATCCGGTAGTTATTTGGCAGATTTGTCAAATGTGGATTTCATTACATGGAGACAGAGTGACGAAGGAATAATGCTAAAGTTGCACATAGACCAAAAAGAAATAAGGTTTGTTTGTAATAAGAAATTAGCAGAAGAAATATTAGGGATATGGACTAAGTTTAGAGGACATGAAATAAATATGAATGAATATGAGATAGGTGGTATAAATGGCTATAACTGGGAAAAATAATTTGATGGAAAAAGCAGTATCGGATGCAGAAAAGACGAAGAAGACAATCTTTGGTAAAAAGCAAGATGAGTTTAACTCTTCTTTTGCAGAATACATGAAGAAGAAAAGGGAGGCTAGAAAGTCTAGAATGGTTCTAGGAGTTTGGGGTCAGCCTAAAACTGGCAAGACCGGAATTTCTTTGGATTTCCCTGATAGGAAAATCTATGTTTTAGATTGGGATAGGGGCGTAGAATCAACTTGGTTTGAATGCCACGATGCTTCAGAAAATATTGAAGTTTATTGTCCGATTGTTTTAGACAAGGATAATGTAATCGACATTAAACAGAGTGAAGAAAACTCTCACGCCTTTGTAAAGTATGTTAGAGGGAAATTAGAAGAAGGCGAGAAACCTATCTTTGTTATGGATGGAGTAGACTCTTGGTATGATAAGTGCATTTACAAAGTAAATCCTAATCCTACAGTCGTAACAAAAATGATGCCATATCAATATGGCCCAAGAAACAAAACTTTCTACCATTTGTTAGAAACTATCTATCATCTTGATTGTGATGTAATTTACATTACTCACGAAACTGAAAAGTATCAGGACAATTCTCCGGTTGGTATGATTCCGGCTTGGAGAGATTGGGGCGGAAAACTCGAACAGGAGATTCATTGCTCAAGAAAGAAAGTGAAGGGAGAAACACATTTCCTAGCAGAATTAGTTGGTAGTAGAACTAACGGTAATTTAGTTGGAAAGGTTTGGACTATTCGTAGTGGTTCTCCGCCTAACATTCTTTGGAATGGAATACCGGAATTAAAAGAGGGTAAGATATGAAATTTGCAGTTGATAGTAAAGTAATATGTAATGCACTAGATGATATTCAAGGAAAAGGGAAGTACGGGGTCTCTAACAGTAGTTTAGATGATTGCGTCTACCTAACTCTAGAAGGAAATAATCTAG